CCATAGTGTGTTTCTCTGAAATACAAACTAGGAGTCTCTGCGTCAAGAGCGAGTGCAATTATAACGGCAGCTGTGCTTCCTGTGCTTATATCACTCAGGATAGTTATCGTGTGCCCATCTGCATCTTCGCTGTAATCCGTTCCTTCTCTTTGTACGACGCCATTGATGTATAACCTCAACGAATCATCACCGAAACCGTATGTTTGAGACGTCTTGTATTCAGTAATGTTTTCATCGAGCACATAATCTTCTCTAACATATCTCTTAGAATCTGGACCTGTCGATTCTGTTGTTATGTATCTACAAAATGTTACCAACTCACCCGCGTAAGCTTGTAATACAAAGGTTACACTTCCAGAACCTTGATCGGAAGTATAATCATCGGGCTCTGTCTGCATAATGCCATTTCGAAATACATATAAATCATCACCAACATTCCAACCGCCTGGAACGATAAATACGGTTTGTCCTGCTGAAGCAGGGGTTAGATCATATCTCTCATAATAGAATGAATCTCCTGTTACGGTATAAGTTACTGTGTCATAATCGAATAATTCGGGGTCCTGATCTTCTGACATCGCTTGACCATTTCTAAATACCATTCTGAATATGGTTGATGGCTCAGGAGTATCAAACATGAATTGCTTTTGAGATATAAGCAAGTCCCATTGATCTGTTTCATATTCATACGGAGAATCAATTACACAAATAGTGACGTTCTGGCCCACCGTCAATGGTGTTCCAAAACTGATCGTGTTGTTGTCTATTTCGGCATAATCATCCAACACGGTTTGACATATACCATTTATATATACTAATAGCTGTTTACCATCGGGGACATAGGTTACACCCGTTGGCAAGTCGAAATCTGTTTGACTTGCTATTGAAGTGTATTCGTACCTGGTGATCGATATATTGTCCCAGAATATGACCTTTATTATATTGTTTGCTGAAAGAGTGTATGCAAAATCTATTCTCCACTTGTCTATAACCAATGTCAGGGTGTAGTCCACACCTTCTTCAAGCAATTGACCATTTTGATATACGTGAAGATCATTAACGGAATCTGCTATATAATTATTTGTCAACACTTGAGTAGTTGGTGTCACTATCTCATATGTTTCTTCCAGTGCCACAGCATCGCCCGGGTTACCTGTGTCCTCAAAGTGCCTTATTTGGATTTTGTTTCCCGAACTGATATAATCATGAAATTCAGCCTTGAATGCCGTCTCTCCTTGATCTGATGGCATCTGGCTGCATATATTAATTATATCGGAAGAGCTTGTTTGAAAATCGAATTCCAATCGGCTGTTATCGAATTCTGTATAATCTATTCCTCTTTGTAGTAATACTCCATTGTAATACACAAATAGCGCCTCTGGCTCTAACATGTCGGGCTCTGTTATGACAATCCTGTTTATATCAGAAGACACTACGTTTTTAGATGTTGCCGTGGTAACTATTTTCTGCCATATGTTATCAACATATACTATTTCTTCGGATTCCCAGCCTGCGAGATTTGTTAGTTTGTTGATAATTTCGATACGCCTGAATCCCATTGGGACTGTTGCTCTGGCGTAGAAAGATAGAGTGTAGTCTGTAGCTGCCACGATTTCGTTCGGCATATCTATTTGCACTACATTCCTTATGTTTTGTATGTCCTCGAAATATACTTTAAACGAACCGTCATCATCTATGCTTGATGTTACACTGCCACTTCCTATACTGCCCGCAGACCAAGCAGAAGTGCCAAAGAGCAGGTTGCCGTTCCAAACCATATTGGTTGTTTGTCCTGCCAATTCGACAGCTCCACCAAATCTGCCTGCGTTTTTATCTAGCAAGTAGGTTGTAGGCGTTTGATCGTAATCTACATCATTAGCATCTTTGAATGATAAATACAGGTCGCGCATGTGAAATATCATACCAGAAGTTAAATTCTTAATCTGTACGAAAAGGCGCGCGTAAGTAGTACCAATCGGCCATTTTTCTAATTCCGATGGATCGCCGGATTCGCCGGTTTTATAGTTAAAACCTGGGAATGTTGAGAGCGGGTCATTTACATAAGTTTTCCACACCAGGGTGTCGGACGAATCAAAAGAGACTGTGACGTCATTAATGCCCCATTTATCATAGTCGACCCCAGAAGGACGACCTGCTGTTACTTTCGTGCTTAAGTCTGTGTAATTAACGGTGCCAGCGTTGACCTTGTTTGCATCTCCAGAATCGCTAACATTCATTAATGAAATAAGCATATAGTAATTTTGGCTTGTATCTATTTCTACGTAGTCTTTACTGACGAGCGTAATGGTGCCCGTAACTCCTGTTATAACCGCTGTACCATCGTTTTTGATTTCCATATTGCTCGCAGAACCGTCCAAGAATTCCCACTTGTCAGGATCGAACTGATATTTCAAGTTCTCATATCTATTAAGAGAGTCAGAGACATTGATATCATAATGTAACAGGGCCTGGTTTTCCAGACCTATTGACATTACGTGTCGTTGTCTGTCTAAAATCGATTTTGAGTGAGCAATACTTATGTCTCTACTCATAGTTTTACCAAGTCCATTATAAATATTTTACTAAGTCTTTGAGTCTCATTTATTTTTATATTCGCCCTCAAATACTTTCTTTGTGAGTCTTTTCTTGAGCCTCTCTATGCCATATTCGCATATCAAAGGCATCTTGCGGTAAATTTTGTATCTCGATGACCAATCTTCTTTAGCTACAGCCTGGCTTTGAATACGGCAGTGGCCGCTATTGTGTAGTGTTACTTGTATTGCATCTAACTCTTTTTTGCCTTTGTATAAAACAAACACATAACCCACGAGGTTAAGTGACGGTCTATTATTCTCAAACCCCATTCCCTTTCGAATGTTTTTCCAGTCCATCATTACACAATCACCTTTCTGTAGCGCCAGTCATACGTCAGATCTGTTTCATACCACTGCTGTATTACTTGAGAATTGACGTTTATGCCTTTTATTTCACCGATGTCGATCATTGAATAGTCTATGTCTATTGCCTGCAATACGCCGTTACTATTAATAAAATGATATACATAATATGCGTATGGGCTGCTGAAATCCAATTGAGAAGTTGTTGACGATATGCTGAAATATTCATGCTCAACGCTAGATGGAGCGGCTATTTTAAATATCGTAACAACATCCTCGTTCTGTCTTGCTGCGTGAAAGCTTATTGTTGTTCCATTCGGTTCATAATAATCTCTCGATGGATCTCCGGAGAATCTATCGCCTTCCATTTGCATTACGCCATTGGTAAATACCAACAAGTGCTCGCTGTCATTGGTATATGCGCCTATGACAAAATCGCTTTGAACCCCAGCGACTGTGGTGTCACTTCTGGCAAATGTCGTTGTCTCTTCGTTGACTATCGTTACTTTTATTATATCTCCAGCAACCCTATTGTCATTGAACTTTATCGTGGTTTCGCCTTCTGCGGAACTAACGGTATAATCGTCCGTCTCTTTTTGTAATAAACCATTGCAGAACACTAATAGGTGATCTTCTGTGCTTTCTGGTGCTTCAATTGAAACCATGAAATCTGTGCCCGCTTCGGAGACATTGAATATAGTTTCAAATGCGCCAGGCACATTGTCGCCTGGGTTAAGATATATGACATCTACAATATCGCCGGTCAAGCGCGAGTCAATGAATCTCACAAAGGTTTGATACATATTTATGGGGCCAGGTTCTATTCTTGTATTCTTGAGATACCCATTCAATACATCCTGAGTGCTAGTTGTATAATCATATGTTTCTGTATCTAATATTCCATTTGAAAACACAAGAACAGAATCTGTTTGTAAATAAGCTGGGTCCAGTCTGAAATCTGCCTGGCCCTGAGTTGCTTCAAAATTCTGAATATTAAAATAATCACTGCTTCTAAAAACAAACGCGCTTATTGCATCGTTAAGCTCGCGGCCCGAGTTAAATGTAAATGTTGTATTGCCAGTTTCAGTATAGTCGTCGGCTGCGCCGAGCGTCATACATAAACCATTGCAGAACAATAACAAATGATTGCCGTCTGTTGTGTATATTCCGGCCGGTAATGTAAACACCGTCTGTGCGGCGGTTGCTGTCCAGTCATATCTGGTTACATCAGCCCCGGTTGCATCTTCTATAACGTTAACTTGTACAGCGTCTCCTGCTGTTCTTGCGGTATTGAATACTACATCAAAAGGAGTAGGAGGCCCTGTTATGTTGAATATGGTATAGTCATCGGTAACTCCTTCTTTTTGAAGCACTCCTCCGGAGAATACCCAAATTTGATCTGTTGTATTTGTCGGCTCTCCTCTAGGAACAGAGAATACGGTTGTTGGAGCAGAAACCTGGAAATTGAAGTCCTGCATTTCGCTCGAAGGATTATCATAAAATAACCCAGACCCTGGATTAAAAGCGACAACTTTAACGCGATCTCCTATGTCTCTTGGATTGAACATAAACACCCGGGCTAACTGCGTGCCGGGTATGAGATTCGGATCAATTGCCACATACAATGCCTTCGACTTTATATCGTTTACAGTATCATCTTCATAGTATATCAAATTCGAACTGGCAGTTTCGCTATCTTTAAGAATAGCGTCCAAGTATATAGACACTCTATAATCGGAAAATATACCGCTTACCATATGCCATTCCCCTTGCGGTAGCAACTCTTGGTCAAAAGACGCTTTCGCGAATGTTCCACCAAATAGCTGTACTGCGAACTCTATTGTGCCAGCAGGATTTTTCCATAGCTTATAGCCAGAGGTGGCGCAACCTAATATAGTTTGACTTACGTCTTCCTTGTATTTTAGTATTTTAACCCACGTAGACAAAACCACCCGATCATCAGGAAAGAAAGCTGGATAAGTAGTATCATCGGCCAGTTTAACATAACCATCTGTTTGTGCTACTCCAGAGTTAATCCATGCAGAAGCAAAACCCAATTGCTCAAGTTGCACTGCGCTTATATCTAAATGACCATCGAAGTCAATAATTATTCTTAGTTGTTGGCTAGGGGTTCCATTAAATTGAGATTGCGGATTAAGGAATGTGATTTTCGCGCGCGTCCATTCAAAAGACAAATCCAAATCTATTGCCAGTAACTCCTCTGCGGTTGGGATATTTTCTAGCTCTATCCTAACCTTGCCGCTTGTGTTGCCTGTGTCAGTTCTGTAATAAAACGAAAGAGTATATGTTTGATTTGGCGCCGCGTAGGCTTGAGTGTCGGTATATAAAATCACTTCTTCTGAAGTGTTAGATCCACTGTTCACCCTCAAGAAATTAAACGCCAAATATGTCGGACTATCGGTATCCATTATGGTGATAAAATCAGTGTTGACTCCTGCGGTGTCTTTTACCGTTACATTCCAACCTGTAGTGGTGGCAAAACCGGTGTCTACATTTAGATATTCTAAAATATTTGTTGAGCCCTCTTCTGCTGCCAAAACATAGCCTCCTGTTCTTGTCTCAAGAGAAACAAGATTACAGGTAGAGTCTATTACGGGATATTTGCCGTCCGATGAAACAAAATCATGCCATGGATAGAATATGGTAGTAGGATAAACCGAAAGCACTTCTGTGCTCAGGTTCATATAGCTGTCTCTGTGGGCTGTTATATCTCTTACTGGCATTATACCTGACCTACGTAGTAATATGGATTGTACCATGGCATAGCGTTCGTATATGAATGTTCTATTAAGTGATCTGTAAATACTCGAGAACTTATTACAAAATCACTAGCGTGTCCATTGAGGAAATCTTGATCATACCAAGTTCCTAGATATAGTAAAGCATTTTGTTCGAACGCCAAATTACGACCATCGGTGACTTCTGTGTCCAAGGCTCCGTTAATATACGCTCTATATTTTATACTGTCATAAGTTATGATCAAATGTATCCATTCGTCTTCTGATGCATCGTGGTTCGTATCTATATCGAACAATTGATTACTAGCGTCTGCTCCTTGAATAACCACTTTGTTACCATACGTGTTGTCAGTGAAGGCCACCAATCTGTTATAATCTCCGTGACTGCTGCATATACTGAAAAGCGCATTCCGAGTGCCATCGAAGTTTTTAACATTAAACCATCCGCCTATGCTGAACGCTCCCGGATTGAAATACGAATTGCTGTATGCCAGCACTCCATCGGCACGCGTGTTTGCTATCCAAGAAGTAGCAAAATTATATACTTCTGTTTGCGGATGAAAGATATTCATATAGGTAGCGTTGTTCGATGATTCCAGGTGAAATTGTCTTATTTCATCACCAGTTCCTACAATGTCACCTGCTTGGACCGTATACGGATTAGAGTCAACATACTGCCACCTGTCGGGGGTTACTGTGATATACTCATCATAATGATGTCCCGTGACCGAAGAGTATACAGAGAACCTTACGGCTGTCGCGTCGGTTTTAACCCAACACTGTTGAATAACCTCTTGGCCGGCGTTAACACTGAAGATAACACCTTGAGCATATGTTATGGCTGTTGTAACGGCAAAATCATCATTATATAGAGAGTTCTCCGAACTGCCCGCGAAATCTACCGGTTTATTACCATCGCCACCGGCAATATATCCTCCAACTGGTGACGTGGCCCAATTAATAGAAAATTGATCTTCGTCTTGAAGACCTCCATCTTCTACTTCGTTTGCTGTGCTTCTTTCTACGGTCATTACTCCTTGCTCAAAAGGGCCTTGACCGAACGTGCGAGTTATAATGGCATCGTTAGGATATAATTTGTGTCCGTTACCATCGATGCCGAGCGTACTGCTATCACAGCTGAACAAAAGTTCTTGTTCTGTAACAGCGTTTGGATAACCTTTGAGAATATTCAAGGTGTCTTTATGCGCGCGAGTTACTCTGTATTTTTCTATCATAGTTTAGCTCATCGTGATTCCGGAAGTAACAGGCACCTGCCCCATGATTGTCACAAATACTTTGATATATCCGTCATCAGGATCGACCCAATCGTTTGGATTTGAACTTTCGGTTGTTGTCATTGTGTTTTCATCATCAAGCTTGACTACCAAATTGTTAGCGTTGCTGAGTGTTGGATCCCAGTAAACGTGTCTCAACGGACTGGAGACTCCAAACATCACGACTGTCTTGTCCAGAGATATATTCAAGTTATGTTGAATGTTCGCTTGCGTATCGCCTGGTGCGCCAGAGACACGACCGCTGAATGTTATTTTGTATGCCTGTAGATATCGTACGCCGTTGCTTTCGTTGCTATTGCTTAGTGCGATTTCTGAAGATACTAGCGGTGCTGCCTCGACTGCGCCGGTTCCAGATTGATCTAAGGTGACTCTCACACAATCTTGAGTGCCTAACGTATCGTTAAGATCCAACTTTACCGATTCAATAACATTATAAATCAACGGGTTAGCCGCACTAGGTTCATCTCTGTTGGTGAGCTGTGCTTGTCTGAAGTATACGTTCGCATCAGAGTCAATCTTCATTATTTGGTATATGTCATTATCAGTTGAAAAGATTACTTCGTCGGCATCAGCACCTGGCTCAATATGGCCACTCTTGCTAATCTGGAGATTGTATTTTTGTATGTTGTCTACCTTGCCACTGAAGGTTGTAATCTCACTGTTGTTGACGATGTTTTCAATATAAGCGGGTCTAATAGCGTTGAGACTCAGATTACCGTCGGCTCCAGCGTTATTGTAAATATGAAGCTCTACGTTCAGGTTTTCATCTTCTTCAGACTTAAGTGTCATACTGTCGGTCATCACGTTGTTGTTTATCCAAAGACCATCGACAGCCATTATTTTGATTGCGCTCTTTGCTCCTTGGTATGTAATAAAAGCTTCTTTGCCTGCGTTGTCTATAGGAGCAGCTACAATCAACTTCCTTAACCTAAGGTCCTGTGTTTCATTAGGCATTTCATAATTCGTCGAGTCGGTTGTGGTCTTTGCGAACACATCATTTTGATGTGACAGACTGCTAGATAAACGACCTGCTGTTGATACTTCAAGGTATATTGTAACTTGTTTTATGTTGTCCGTTTCATATACGACTCGATACATTTGTTCGGAATATATTGGAGTAACTAAGAACGGATCGCTTATGTGTTCTATTTCGCTCAAATCTTGCAATTGAGCAACCGTATGAATTTTTACATACCACGAACCGCTGTCGGTGGTTTTGATTTGAGTGCTGAATGTCCAAGTACCGGCCGAGTTACCAAACATCGGTGTCGGTGTGTTATCCGAAGTGGTAACTATAGTATAGATTGAATTGTCCTCACCAGTTCCTGTTCCGGATAGGGTACTCCACGATGCCCCTAGCAATACGTTATCGTCATACGTTATATCGAATTTGTCAAGCTCTATTAGTTGCCACTCGTCTGCGGTTTCTTCCCATATTAGGGCCGAATCGTAGTCTTCGTCGTCTGGATGTCTAAATGATTTTATACCAGAACGAACGGGGCTTGCTAATTCAGGTATGCCGACCCAATTGCCATCATCATCGAACTCTTGTATTCTGTTGACTTCGATCATATTGTCTTCGACGATGGCGGTGGTAACGTTAGCAATAACTTCGTTACCCATGACGTACAGGTCGCCTTCGATGAACATGTCGTTGAGTCTAAGGTTAGCGTATTCTCCAGTTGTACCATTTATAATTTTGACTTCATCCGTTAATGTAATAATGTCCTGGAGTACAGGTATATTATTAGCATCCAAGAATGGAAGCTTTTTGTTTATCCAAAGTTGAGCTTTGTCATGATCGATGGCGCTTCTTTCTACCCTAAGCTCATTTATAAAGCCTTCTGCGAGACTCTCAGACCATGTAATCGTCTCCGTGCTTGGGTTATAAGATTGCTTGAGCCAACCACCACCAATCTGAATGCTTTCGGTTAGATTTTCAAGGACGTTCGGATCAATGATAATCAACTTACTTATAGGAGTCAAATTATCAAAATAGAATGTCATCAAAAACTGCCAATCGTTGTAACCGTCTGAGAATCTTGTTATGTCTGGATATATTTCATCCAGCCTTTGCCATGTAACCAAGAGTGTATGGAATACCTGAAAAGCTTCGTTGCTTTCGAACTTGTATCTACTTTGGTTTTCGGTATCCCACGTATCAAGAGCATAGCTTCTGTATTCATATTCTATATCGCTCTGATCTATGTTCATTTGTTTAGTATAGAATACTATCTTGAACGAGTTCCAGTAACTGCCACCATCTAGAGGCCATCTCGAATACGGATTAGCTACAGTTCCCAGATTGTCGAACGTAGCTTTGCTCAGTGATTCGGAAGTGTTGTAGTCTTTGGCGTCGTATATGATTTGAAAGTAATTTTCTTGATTTGCGGTTTTTCTACTATCAAACAAAACTACACTGTCTTGATAACTTCCGGCGAGGTTGAAGTTATATTTGAAAGTAGGCTTATATTTTAGATATACCGAACCTGCGAGACCACTGAGAGGAACGTTGTATTGTATTCTCTCATCGAACCTGGCAGAGCTTTGATAGAACTTGGTATAATCCACACCAGCTCTGTAAACTCTTGGGTTAGATAGATACAGATTCAGTTTTGCCCTATAATCGCCAGCGTCAAAATGTGTGGCTCCTACATATCGTGGATCGCCTCCGCCAAACTCATCTGACTCATCCCAACCAGAGGTAATTATTTCTATTCTCTTTGGTATGACGGCCGCCGCGGTTCTGACGCTGATGGTGTCAAGCTTGTCTTCAATTAAATCGTCTGCGCCGCCAGAGAAAGCTCTTATTGTGCTGTAGTATAAGTCTCCTGTTGCTCCCTCGTCGCTGTAATATATTCTAACTTCCAGCTTACTTGATGCACCCGCGCCGTAAGCGTTCTCGAGATAGTATGACAAATCAAATTGGTAGATATCCTTTGGGTATAATGGTTCGCCGGAGCCATCTAAGAAGCTTTGAGATATGGTCATATTCCTATTAAGCTGCATGGCGTTTGTGTTATCAAACGCAATACCTGTGCTTCTTGGATCTGTGATGTATAAACCTCTTGGGATACCTGGATTGTCAGGTAGGCCGTCAGCTCTCCAGCGACGGACACCATATTCATCTACGATAGATAAACCAAAATAGTCAGGTGTATAATCCCAATCTGCCTGAAATTCAGCTTCGCTATCATAGAGCCCCTGTTCATCAAATTCGCCTGGGAAATTATTAAACTGACACACATTATCGTCGTCGATTTCCTCGATGGTCGAACTCGATACAGTTGTAGCTGGAATATATCGTCCATTCGATGATACAAAGCTTCTTGAGAACGGGAAGTAAGCTACTGTATCGGATTTGATGCCGATATAGTAATCCCATAGTTGTAGTTTTGTAATGTAATATCTTCTATCATAAATGTCGTTCAGGAAGTAATCCTGCTGACTAACATTCATGGTATAAAGTTTAATTGCCTCGTCTGTTGACACAAAGCCATACCAAACGTGCTGTCTTGTTATGGAACCTCCACCACCCGCAATTGCATCCTGCATCGTTTGCTCATCAAACGTCGATGTATTTGGTTCTTGTGGTGAGTTGTCGTGTGGTATGCCAGGGGTAATGGCTGTTACAAATCCTTCTTCGTCCCACTCTTCGTTTAGTTGTATTATATCAACGCGCGGTATGCTGAAGTCATAGCTTGCGTATATCTGGTGTTTGAATTGATCTCTGCTGTAAACCAACAGATGTAGTTTCTCGGACCACACATGCGCGGAAGTAAAGGTTGTAACATAATCATATGGCTTGAGATTTTCTTTTATTCCTGTAACAGGAGTACTAAAATCCGGGTGGGCCTCATCAATACCCTTGAATTCTTTAGTATAAACCATATCGCAGAACAATTCATAGTTTTCAGCCAGAACTCCAGAAGGAAGATTGATTGTTACCGTTCTAGCTGTCAGATCTAGGTTTTTGTAGCCTTCGGTACTTCCAACTACCTCTTCTAGTATATTAAAATATTTGTATTCTATGTAGACCTTCTGATCTGGATCGATACGGCCATAGCCGGTCATTTCGAACAGAGGGTTCGGCTTCCTTCGAATTTTGCCATAATTGCTATTAGTTGGATCATATTCGACTTCATAGTCGCGACCTTCAACATAAGAGACTCTGCTTGATGGAGAGTTTCTCACTATGACGGAGCCCTTGATGAGACGCATTCTGTCTTTGTTTCCCTCTTGAAGCAGGGTGCTAATCACAAAAGTGTGCCACAAAGGACTTGTTGGATCAATAAGGTCTACGTCATTATCAGATGCAGGGATGCGGATGATTGTTCTAAATTCAGTTGGATTGTTTGTATCATTAAACAGCTCCACATAGCTGCTGGCGCTTGCTTCTTTTTCGTCGTGCACCTTGAACAATCTACCCTTGGAACCGCCCCATATTGCCCCATTAGCGTCTTTGAAGAATGTAAAAAAGTCAAGGCCGTATGATGTGTTGTAGAGCATCAATTGATCTACATAATAAAGACCACCGTTGCTGCTCAAGTACTCTACTACTGCAGACCCGAGAGTATCGGTTGTGCTTCCATCAACAGTATCGATTGCCGAATTAATACCACCATCAGGTCTGTTTGGATATTCTTCATCTGCCGGTGCGCCCGTAGGATAACTATAGCCCACCTCATCTTTATGTCCACCCCATTCGCCTCTGGTGTCTCTAAGTCCACCCATGAGGATGTGATCGCTATAAGAGACGATATCGTTGATGAAACACGCGTGGTTATCGGATGTAAATGAAGAGGTGTTTACGCCACCAGAATTAAATGCTGTAGCCGTGGCGCTTTCTTCTAATTTTGCTGCGTCGATGCCGATTTGAACAGCGGCCGTGGATTTTATGTAAACTCTGGCCTTTACTGTTGCCACATTGCTAAAAGTATCCGTTACTGTATATCGTGTCCAAACATCTTTGGTCGTAATATTAACCGCGGTGCTGTTACTTTCTAAAATAACCAAGCCTGTGTTGTCTAACCCCTCTATTCCTATTTCAAGGCTAGCGGCCAAATCGGTCAAATTCTGCATATATATTGAGAATGTAAATGTTTTGGGTGTGCCAGGCGTGACGCCAAGTCCGCCAGACGGCGAATACGTTTGTGACACTCTAGCCGTGTTGGCATCTATATTGACTAAACCAGCCTGGTAAACATTAAAGTTGCCTCCATATCTTCTATCGAGAATAACTGAGCCTGGGATTCCACCAGTGAATGTCCAATCGTCTGGAGGATTGCCGTTCTCAAAGTCAGCATTCTCGAGAAAGTTATCTATTCTCCACGTTTCGCTTTCGTAAAGGTTCAATCTTTGATAGGCAAAATGCTCATGGTCCCCTTCGTTGTTGGCATCAACCAATCTCCAAAGCTCATCGTCGCCAGGCTTATGATTGCCAAAATCATCATCCCATTCTACAGAGCTGTCTCCTATGCCAACTAGCATATAAATAGTGGCATCTTGTTGGGTCTTGTGCTTCACAAACGCCTTGATTGTGCAGTAGTTGCTTGAAAAATCGGATGCATACTGTATGGCACCAAGACCATTTAATACGAAGTTCGTATAATTATCATCATGATGCAGCTGCCGCGTTGAGTTAAAATCGCGATCGCCATAATAATATATACCATTGTTCTCTGTGCCTATAATGAGAACTTGAACATAGCCACTGCCATATTTAGATGTCTCTGTGAAAGCCGTCACGCTTGTAGTCGCCAGTGTCGGACTTTCTGTTCCAAGATCGGTAATTGTAACGTTCTGTGGAGCATCAGCCCCATCATGTTCTAATAATCTAAAACCCAGATCGGTACCAACAGCTAGCTGATCGGGAACAGTCCATACATACAGAGTGTTAACAGCTTGCAATGCGGCAGGTATGCCAGCGGCTGTCACTTGCTCTATAGTATTAGTTGCGCCAGTGCCGCCGGACTGAAATCTATAAAGATAGCCATTACTTGTGCCTATATATAGCCAACCGTCGTAAGTCGCGAGAGCTGTTATTGTTTCTGTTGCATCAAAATCGTCGGCATCGTTACCTTCTACTCTATTTGCGTTCGCATCAGCTGTGTGGCCAAACGTCATTTCACCTTCATCTATAGAAGTCGAAATAGTATCAAGAGAATCTCCGGTTGATGCGCTAGCGTTTTTAACCAAACGATAAAGCTTGTGATGGTATGCAAAATATATCGCACTATCAAACTCAGCTATTGCTGCAACATCTTTGATGGCATACGGATCAGGTTCGTAACCAGAAATCCATGTGTTATATAAATCATCCCAACGGCCTTCGCCCTGAATGATATGTTGGGTAAATTCGTAACTTAATTCAACTTGAGTCGACTGATCTTTAATAGGTATATCAGGAGTAGCTACGGTGCCTATTGCGCCACTTACATCCAGCTCCGCCTCTTTGCCTTCAAACTCTCTGAATATTCTGGTGTTACTAACAGGCAGAATGCCTCTATCGTTACAATCAAAGTTCCTACCTCCCTGCCTAATGATGACATCAGGATCTGCCGATTGTGGGTAAGCGTAGCCAGAAGTAGCCGTCTTATAACGAGGATCGTATTCTCTGAATGGCAGATTTTCTCGTGTAACGTCATACTTTTGAGCAGGATGAGGAATGAGAAGCTCGCCTATGTCAAATGTCATAGCGTATAGAGCGTCGAGCTCTGGTTTATTAGCCCAGGCTATGGCCGCCAGCATTAATGGAGTATATTGACCATGATAGATAGTCGTGCTTGAAGCTATTGTTACATAAAAATCATATTCATCATGTGGATCTATGCCTGTTGGATCAAACTCGGTTATAACAAAGGTTACTTTTACTGTGCCATCCTCCGGATACGCTTCTTTGATTTCATCTTCGATGTCTTTTAGTAGAGTATCTGCGCCGGAGGTTGTATTATAATGAGTCTTACTGCTTATTACACTATAGGAGCTTTCATCATAAATAGCCTTGGCTGTTTCAACGCTGGAGTAATTACCATTTATAAATGCAACACCTGTATCTGCATGAAGTGGAGTTATATCTGCAAGACGGGCTCTGTTCTGTAATACTTCTTTTACAAGGGCTCGGTCGCCTGAATTTGTAATGACGGAAGAACTATCTACTTCGGTGAATTCGTCCTCAATTATGGTACCATCTACCCACTCCTTCCAATACCATTTGGCTGTATCTGTTTCGTCATAATCTCCAACGACAACAGCTAGGTCCGCCGTGAGGTAGTCTTCGATATTTGCCCAGTAGTATCGGTAGCCTTTCGGCAGCTGCATATTGATGACCTTGAACCTATCCTCAGTAAAGAGGAACAGGTTATAAAGGTCGTCTCGACTCATTTCGTTGTCGACAATGCTAACAAGGAATTTTTCACCAAGCTCCTCGAAGACACCATTACCTATTTGTAATGAGTTTAGTTCTACGTGGGTGTTTAACTTTTCATCATTGTCCGTCAGGTCTATGAGAGGTCTGTTGTCGGTTTGCCATTCTACATAATCGGCAGGCACGTAGCCCTGCACGCCGGGTTTACCATCATCATCTATGCCTTGAATATATGTTACCCCGTTTATTGTGATTGGACCATCACCCAGCGGTCCCAGTGACCATTTTTTAATTAAAGCCATTTGTATAACTCCATATTATATTTCATCGGTTTGCCATCAGGTTAAACGATCCTCTGATTATTAATCGCTTGTCTTCTGTGTTGAGATCCCTCATTTTATATAAAGCAGATTTCCCTATTATTCTGCCACTGATGCCGATGTGTCGTTTGACCGTGAGGTTAGCCCACGAGCCAGATAATCTAAGATTAATCTCGGTGTCATAATATGGTTTTATGCCCATTTTTGTGTGTAGCGACCGAACTCCTGAGATTTTATAAAATCGTCGTTCGATTTGACCACTGTACGTCGGGTGCTTAACTTCTACTGCCCAAAATGGGAAATCTCTACCAAATATTTTCATTAGTCAGCCTTGGTTATTGCTGTCTTTTTATATCGTCTAATATAGTTAGAAAGAAACGGAAACTGCTCTTTTATTGTTTTATACCTTTTGAGCTTTTTCTTTTTGTGATAGAACTTTACCTCTGTTTTGACCGTACTGTTAACGAGAGCTCTTATTTCATTTTTGTTGCCTTTGTAGTAATTTAAATTGTAACCCAGCACGCTATCTCCCTTGTAATTTGGATCCAGCACCAGTACATTGGGAATCGGATCATGAATTGTATAGTCTTCGCGACTTCCCGAATACTTGAATTCTCTACCTTTAAGCTTCTCGTCAATTCTCATTAGAAGTAAACGCTCCATACAAATGTGAAGCTCACCGAGTTTTCTTTTGTGATACCATTGAAGTATCTTTTTGTACAAAGTATGCCAGTCTCCATATCTGCGTTCTCGCCTGGAGTGTCCGGGTCTAATACCAACCCAGCGCTGCAGTATAGTCCCACTTCGTTGATGGTAACACCATCATAAGGATAAGCGCTGCCGGTTCCCGTAGCGCCATATGCCAAGTCCGGTAACGTTACCTGAAAGACTACCCTGTTATTGACATCAGAACCCTGAGTCGCGCTGACGCTGATATGATACTCATGCTCTCTGTCTATCATGACAAAAGGAGCTGGATCACCATTTGTGTCAGTTGGATCCTCCAACACAGTTCTATCGGCATCGATAGTTGAACCTGGTATACCGCCTTGGCCGAACAGGTATTTTGAAATCATGAGCGGATAAATATTATCGCCTGGTGTCATAGTGTGACTTGGGTCTGGGTTCGCGCCGCCTGTCCATGAGTCGGTATCATTGTACAATAATCGATCATATACACCATATGGTTTAGCTTGACCGTCTGCTGTGGCGTCTATGTAACCGCTTCGGTATCGCCAAGGACAACCAAATGTTTGGGTTGTGCTGCCTGCTCCCGGGTTGTCAATACCGGTTGTGGAGTTCACATAATAATCTTGTAGTTGAGTAAATGGAGCAATAGCCGCCATCTGGCCCTCGTCATCCAGATAGCCCGTATGCTCGCCGAAGCTGGAAAACACATAACCAGCCAACAAATAAGCCAATGGCATTTTCAACCACGTCATGATTTGATTAGGCCCATGGTCCTCGTAAATAACATTGCCTTTTTCTCGGACATAAATGTCCAAGTAGCCGTGCGGTGTGGTAATTTTTTCAGGATCGAATCCGAACCTTTTATAAATAAGCTCATCGCACTTGTTTTTAAAATTTATCATTACTTCTCTCCGTTTTCTTTCTTATTTTTATCTTTCTTTTGTTTAGGTTTTTTGACTATTATTTTAAGATCATCTTTCGGCATTTCAACTCTATCATCAGGTGCCATTATTTACTCCTATTGTAAAAATATATAACGTAAAATGTCACTTGTGACTTCTCTTTTGGAATTTTTCAGAGCCTTCTCGATATCTTTTTTTTCACCTGGCAACATATCCTTCACTTCAAGCCAAGTCGATAAGCTGTGTGATAGACTGGCTTTCATTTTATATTTACCTTCCGTGGTTTCAGCTACATATTGATTCACTGATAACAGGATCGGGTAAGATTTCCATTCGAACCCTACCGTCGCGATATATCTTCCTGGCTCACCCCATTTTGTACGATACCACTTGAAGGCCTCAAAATCAGCAATCTTTAATCTCTTATATTCATCACTCATTCTTGAATAATCCGTTTATAATTTGCTGCTTGTCTTTTATGTTGGCCTCAATAACTTCAAGATAGCCGGTTTCCAAGCCATCAAGAAACTCTGTATATGTAAACAACTCGCCTGGATAAAATTCAGCTTCGGTTTCTGGATCTATGAGCACAGGACCTTCGGGAGTATACTCTTCAACTTCAGCTACCCCTTCAAAACTCATTTCTATCACTCTAAGTGTCACTTACATACCTCACGTTGGATACGGATTAGAGTCTAACCACGTCAAGAATTCCGCACCCGTTAATGTAAAAGACCAACCTGCGTTATCGACATAAGTTTGCAAACTGTCAATAGCTGTTTTAAATGTCAGAGTGTGTTGCAATCCTGCGATATGAGATGGATGATCAACTCCTCTAGCGTGTACTCCGTTGTGCCGTATATAATCACCTATTACATCTTCGTCTTCGCTTAATGGATATCCTTCGGTTGTAACTACAATATCCGTCAACAGTTGCTCGTCTGTTATATTTATTACCTGCGTATCATATTCTGTATCGTTTGTATCATAATCCGACTTGAGCTGCTCCCATTCGCTTCCGCTGGAGTTGATACCTGCTATATCGTAAATCAACTTCAGCAATACGATTGTAAAATCTTCATAAATCGGTACAGGACCATCTGTATAAGGCGACAGGTTGATATTGATTGCAGATTGAATATAACTAGGAGATAGAAAATCCATATATTTGTTGATGATCTTATCAACAACGTCAGGATCCTGCGGCATCAAATCTGTGTCGCCCTGATAGAACTGTGTCAATTCGTGACGGATATAGTTCGTCTTAAAATATGTATAAGGATCCGGGAAACCAGGCACTACACCAAGCAGCTCGTCAACATCTATTCCTCTTGCAGCCGGGTCTGCCAAGAAATCAAACATCTCAAGGTTCTTTGTTTCAGTAAACAACGAATTTGGTATAGGAGATGATATCACCTCGTCCGTTGCTGGATCCGTTTCGAACCTTTCTCTTGGGTCTGTTTCTGTTATGTAGTTCTCTGCCTTGGTTGAGGCTTTGCCAGGATTATCCACATCCCTATCGAAATAATTCTCGATGACCTCGTAGTCAAAACCCAAAAACTTGAAGAAAAATTTGAAACTATAATTAGTTCCTTTTATGTGATATATTTCCAGAGCGTTTTTAACAATCTCTCTGAATGATGTATCGCCAAGCTGAAAGTCCTCTTTTTCGTATCCAACTAGTTGAGCGAGATATGCCAAATATTCATCAGGCACCGTGTCTATGTTGCCCAATTTTTCTATGTCCGTAATGACCGCTTCGATTTTGTCGTATTCAATACCGACGGCGCCGAATAGAAGTTTGAGTTTCTCTTTTTCACTTATAATGGCGTTGTCATATCTCGGCAAGAAATTGAATATGTTGGTGTTCCAATAAGGATCGTTGGCGCCGAACTTATATACATAACACATGTAAGTATATAAATATCGGCTTGTAATACCACGCTCGCCTGAAACATACACGGTTCCATCTGGGTTGTATAGCGGATAGCTAGCTTTATCGGCCATGCGCTGCATCAATGTTTCATCCAGATACAGATTTTGAGTAGTTGTGTTGGTAATATATCCCTCTGCATCTTCTGTATCCAATAGCGACGCGACAGCTCGCAGATCGGGTTCTGTGATGTTAGTAAAGTCCTCGAGCAGGTATTGGATAGCTGCACTATTTATCAACGCCAGAGCTTTGTCTGCCATTATTCACCACCTACTTCCACATAATCAAACATTACACCATGTATTTGAGATGCCACCAGAAGAGATGCGCCTTCAAATTCGTTATTCGAAACAACCATTATCTCGTTATATTTGGTTTCTATATTGTCTAATCCATAATTCTTCGCTGTCGCTGGTGGAGTGACTGGATCCGCTTTATAGGTTTCATAATCTTTTCCAAAGTAAGCTACCTGTAAATATCTGACACCAGCGATTGACTGAACTAACGCTATTATTTCTGGCAGCACAATCGGTTCAGCATAGTCTCGATTTAATAGGCTATAGTTAAGAAACATCAAAGCGTTTACTTGTTCCTTAACCAGTTCTTGGTTGTAGTTCTTTTCTACGTATACTGTGCCTTTGACGTCGAAAGCGGTATATAGTGTATCTAAGTATACATTATCTATACATAGCATCTTCTTGTTTGCCAAATAATTTTCAAATGTAGTAATATCGGAGGCGGCGTCTGTTACTTGATCCCACCACCACCAGGTTATTGTTAAGGCTTGTCCGGCCGGGATACCATAACCACCCATTTGTTCATATCTGGTCAAGAGACCTCGTGCGTAGTCGAATATGTAATCGACATTCTGCAGGTAAGGAGACAGGCCAACCGCCACATCAATAGCGGGGTATCTTTGATATACCGGAATGTACTCACTAGGAAGCTGTAGCGTGTATGAACTTATGCCATAGTTTTGATTTACGGCCGCGAAGCTTGGTGCTTCTTTCAAGTACAGCACATCATCTACACCAGTTTCGATTGACGCTACTACCCCTAGATATATCTCAGAACCTGTGCCAGTTCCTGGAATGGAGATAACGTCATCAACAGATAGCTCAGAGCTAAACAGTGTGCCGGCTCCTGTTACTTTAGTTGGTTCCACTCCAGACGGGTCGAATGATATCGTACCGGTTAAAAGGCTCATTGCTGGAAAAGTAAACACATCACTTTTCACTTCATAAGGTTTAGTTATCTGTAATTGAGTATTGTATTCAGTTCTTGGATCCAAGGACGACCAATTAACATAAGAAGGAACAATATAGATCCAACTCTCGAATGTCGGTATTGTATATCCATATTCGTCTGCTATTTCCGCAGGCTCGTTCACTTTACCATAGACAACTGCCAACATTACATTTGAATGAGATATAAGTATTCGTTTATAATCCAACGGAGTAACAGTCTTGTCCGCTGTGGTCACATATAATGGAGCTCTTCGTCTCGCTTCATCGACTGTTTCAGCATTTGTGCCGTTGGCGCCAGCTTCGTTATTGGTGAATGTAATCATTACCGGATTGCCGCCAACAACATAAGACTTGGTTTCTTTTATGGCTCCTGTGACTACATTACCAGATGTTCCGCCGCCGACTCTATAATATATTTTGATTGTATCGCCTGCGGCAAACACATTGGCGATGTCAGAGCTGGCGAATTTAATTGTCGTCGCACTGTTGGCGTCGACATCCACCACATAAGGAGGCACCAACAATGGAGAACCATCTTCTTTCAGTTGGGCTTCCTCAGATACGAAGCTGTTAACCTCGGGGAGCTTTTCTACTTCCTCACCTGTAGCGTTAAGCGTCCAAATTTGAATACTGCCATCCGCTACGGGAGATTCGGCTAAAACCAAAAGCTCGTTATCTGTGCCAGTCATAGTTTCTTCTTGAGTTTTAGTACTGCCCTCGTAAAATGTCAAAGCGTCGTCGCCTGTGAAATTAAGAGTCTGACTGGTAATGGTGCCTGTGTTTAGTGTGACAATAGCATCATCTCCGAAGTATATAAAATCTCCATCGGAATCTTTTAGAATTAATTCGAAGTTTGCAGTATCTCCATTTCTGTCTGTACCGGTGAGCGCCAAGAGAACCGGTAAATCAAACGGCTCCACCCAGTTTGATAGAACAGCATCAGTTATGACAGAGGCCGCGCCTGGCAGTGTCAGTCTGTAATTAATAAGCTTCAATAGCTCAATAACAGATTGCGTTTGCGTAGCGGTTGCCAGGTATGATTCGTTAGCCTTCCAATCAACTCGGAATGCCAGCAAATCCATAGTGTATGCGGATATCTCTATCAGCATTCTGCCTGCGTTAGATTCTAAAAAGTCTTCCCAGTTTTCGTTGTATTCCGGATTTTCACGAACGACACGTTTAATGTCAGTTACTATTGTTTCAAAGTCCAGAGCCGTATAAGAAAATCTGGGTAGAGCAATAAGGTCATCAGTTGCCATATTATTAACCTTCTAATTCGAATTCGTACTCTAAAAAGTTTTCATTCAACGGATTACCAACTTCATTGAATTGTAATTTAATAAATAAATTATTGCCTTCTGCGGTAATAATTATATCCTGTAAATTAACGCGCGGTTCATACCTGTTAAGCGCGTTTTCAATCATTCTTTTAACGTCATTGATATATATATCGGCTTGAGATTCAAATAATAATTTTCTCAAGTTGCTTCCAAACTGAGGCCTGCCTACGCGTTCGCCGGGCGTAGTCATAAGGATGCGCGTAATAGATTCTTTTATGAGTGCCTCGTTTGCTTTTATTTTGAAAAAAGCTTCACTATAGAATCCGGGTCCTCTCATGCGAACTCCAACATTTGTGTTATTATTTCGGTTTTTGTATCTCTGCTATACAAAGATTTTGCCTCTATTTGTTTCTTACCTGTTTTTAAATCATCCCAGACATTCGGATCGGACGAATAACCACCTACATTCATTTTGCCATAATCGTTCAGTTCGGCAATCATATGGCCAAACTTCTTTATGTGTATGCCGAGTGGTAAGTAGTAACACACTTCTGATCTATCTTGTGTTACTCTTTTTGCGTTATGCCACTTTCCAACCTCTGCCATTATCCAGGTCCTTTCATTATAGCTCCAGGGCTCCTACTAATATTCCAGTTTTTATATATCTACGATATAGACCTAATTTATTGGCTTCTTCTTTGCTTAATTCTTTGTACCCCCACTTTTCAAGGAACAACGAAAGAAAATATTTTAAATCCAAAGTATTATCGGTGACATATAGATCACCGGATTCGCCAACTTCTGCAACCAAGTATCCTGCGCCTTTTTTATGTATTCCAAGCAGCAGATACCAGCGTGTTTTTTCATCTGTCGAATGTAGACTTTTGGCCGTACCGTACCATTTTACAAGTTCCGTCATTGTCTCGGTCCAAACAGCCAAAAGTAATTTTCTATAATTTTACCTTTGTTGCCCTTCAGATATCTCGCGACGTATTTTTTATCTGACGAAGACTCGTCGCAGACAACCATATTTTCTGGTTTTATAAGCCCGGTATTAATCCAAAGTTTTGTTAATTTATCATCACTTGTTACTAAATTGATATACGCCCACGGCATCAGTAACGAATTTTTGGGTGTTTTTATGGCAAATAAGAAAGTTCTTTCGTTTTTATATAACCGATGTTCTTGATACCACGTGTGGTATTTAATCATTATTCAGTTCCAAACTTATTGAAATATGCTAATACAATATTTCTTTTGTTGCCTTTCAGATGTCGCCAAATATGCTCTTCATCTTTTTTTGTTGCGCGCGCGAAGGGCAACTTTTCCGGTTTCGAGAGCAGCGAATGAATCCAAATCCTTCCAAAATCATCATCACTCGTCTGCAAAGTGATATACGCCCACGTATCGTCAGAGTAGCCGTGTTTAGGCGTTCTTATCGCGAACATGAAAATCTTTTTGTGTCCACTTAATACTTCTTCCTCTCGTTTATACCATTTATAATACTCAGCCATTTCGTATCTCGGTGTGATACTTAAATATATCGTCTATTAAATTGTGTTTCAATTTAAGTCTTCGCATCGTTTTGAAAAGCTCGTCTTGTGTTTTTTTAGAAGGCTCTTTAACCAGGGACCAATATTGAGGTCCTAAAAATTGCGGACTAATGTGTCCATCATCAATCTTTGGTGTTATGACCATGGTATAACCGTGGCCGCCTTTACCCGGTACTGGCACGTTGATGGCCAGAAGGTAAAAGTTGTTTCTATCCTGCCTATACCACTTGTAATAGTCAGCCATTATCCAGGTCCAAACATATTAAAATATTGTACTATAAATTTGCCCTTGTTTCCTTTCAAATATCGGCCGAGATATTCTTTATCCGATTTGCATTCGCGTCGGACGATCAACTCTCTCGGGCTCACGTACTCGTCATTAATCCAAAGTCTTGATAATTCATCCTCCGATGTTTCCAAAGTGAGATACACCCACGGCTCGCGCATGTTTTTTGATTTTGGCCTTTTTATACCAAACAAGAAGGACTTTAAGTCTCGCTTTGACCCTCCTCTCCTGTCTTCTCTATACCATTTATAGTAATCAGCCACTTTTCATTCCATAGTATCCAAACATCTCTTCTATCAAATTGTGTTTCAATTTGAGTCTTCGCATCACTTCAAAAAGCCTGTCTTGTGTTTCTTTCGCAGGGTAGCTAATAGCGGGCCATGGGCCGCTATCGGCCCAACCTTTAGCCGATGCGAAGTCTAAACTAACGTACCCCTCGTTATTGGGTTTTATGACCATAGCACAAAAACGGTAGCTTATGCCTGGTCCTGGCCCTTTAAAGCCCAGAATGTAATGCTTATTTACCTCTTGCTTATACCATTTATAGTAATCAGCCATTTATTGTGACCCGTGTATTGAGAATACCTTTTTTATCGCGCGCAACTTATCTCGAGAATCGCTAAGCTTAAATTTCCGTGGCATACCTGGTTCGAGTTCGTTTACGTATGTCGGAGGTTCATATTTTCCGGCGCGCACTCGCTCATCCTCTGTAAAGTAATATATACCTAAGGATTTATAAGCCGGCCAACCTGGCAATATAAGATACCAGTACATCTCTAATCTGCTTTTTGGAGATCGAAGCCACTCGCCCGTAGGAATCATTTATGCCTCTTCAAATATACAAATTATAATTACTAATAAAATCTTTCAACGCCCACTGTTTATGATAAGCAGCCTTTTTTTTGAAAGCTCTGACCAGTTCGTTCCCCTCGTTGCTTAGCTCATCCAGTTCGGTCACATACTTATTATTTAGGCCAAAAGCAAGGTGAAGACTGACGGCCTCAACCGCGGTGCCAGATGTTAAATAAAAATACAAGCTCGTACCATCTTTCATCTTTATGGGCGTCATGTAAACTGCTGGCCTGTTGCTTGTGGTGCCTATGGATACCCACTTTTTTAATGTTGCTTTCACGATGGTTTAATCGCTCCAGAGTTAAGAAATCCATCAAGTATAACAAGCGAACCGTCTACTATTGCTCGCCACACTTTACTATCGTAAAAATTCAAACTCAAAAAACTCTCACTGCTCGGCTGACCCGTCGTAGACTCGTCGTTCTCATCATACGGCGGTGGGAATCCTGTACCATCATTGAGAATTTTGATTTTATAATAGTAATAGTGTCCAACCGTAAGTGTCAGATCTAAATCATCATATTTAGTTACAGGTAGCTCATCTGCATCCAGCGCATCAATTGTGTCTATCAAAGAAAACAGATTGTCAGCTGGTCCATCTGGAGTATTGTAAAGCCTACCGGCATCACCGGTGCCAGCATCAAAACGATGAATCTCGTATTGTGCTGTCTGCATAACCATTTTCCACGAGATTCTTATCCTGTCTGTATACTCCATTCGACTGCAGTCAACCTCATCGGTTCTCGGCTCGCGCTCCTCATATGGTATCCTCAAAGACTCAAGCTGTTGATCCAACAAGTTTACTTTTCCTGTTAATATATCAACGCCTTGAATGGTTGCGTTGTGTTTAACTAAAGTCCCACCACTTTTGTTTAATCTCGAATCTGTCCAAAGATATCTGAGCGCTCTCAAACCAGCAAACGCACCGTTTTTTGTCGCCGGAGTAAGAGTACCGAGGATGTCGTTTCCATTAATCTCTGACGTTCTGCTGTTTATCTTTGTTTTGGAGTCGCCGGCTATAGTATTTACAGCCCCGATTTCAGCATCGCTATAGCCGGCACCGTGCGATGTAGAACTGGCAGGTAAATGAGCAGTTAGTTGACTCGCCCAAGAGCCACTGCCGCCACCAGTTGTAACTTCGCTATAAAAATCGTTTGTCTCCGTCCAACCTATTGCAATATCCCCCGGATTGTCCCATGTTCCAGTACCACCAAGAACTTCCCATGTTGGTGTAGTCTCGCCCAAAAGTGTTATATCGCTTTTATAATAAGCTATAATATCTTCTAAAACTGGTACCAAGGCGTTAATGTCTGTTATCAGAGTCGTCATGCCATTATAGTATGTACTCAGCGCTGTTGGGAACTCCTGCCAACCTGCGCCGCCCTGATTCGACCACCAATCACCGTTGTTAACTCTTTGATTATTAGTCCATTTGTAATAATTCTGTATAACGGCATTGTGAGGACCACCTACCCAATCTGGATTCCAGTTGCCACCTTCTTCGTGTTCCGGAACCACGGTATAATAACCTTTAAAATAATAAGTTCCAGTAGACATATTCAACGCCATTGACGCGGTTAATGTACCCAAGAATTTAACTCCATTTGCCTCGATATAGTATTTACCATTCGTCAGAGGCGGAGATCCCGCTCCAGGAATATTAACTATAACTCCTAAGTACTTAGGAGGCGTTGGCCAATCTGGATTAAGCTTCAACGTAACAGTAGAGCCCACAGGAGCGCTGTATCTTGTGCTTCCTGCTGCCCCGGAAAATATCCAGCCATTTTGTAGCTGATCGGAATAAGTAGCCAAGTTGTTTATCAGCGCCACCATGCCCGCTGTGCCGCTGCCTGATTGTTGATTGCGATACATCTGCTCGCAAAGCTTGTAAACATTCATGTCCAGATACCCTTCGGTTATTGTTGGAAAGGTATCATAATCAGGAGCTGTCATAGAAAGAATCCATGGAGAAGTACCCGAAAGGGATGCTAATGGTCCCCATGTGCCCATGAACTTGCTGACTGTCTGACCGTTTAAATGGTTTCTTTCACCATAGTACTTTATTATAGCATTTTCTACGCCTGTGAAGAGTTCGCCATTCACCTGATCCGATTGCGCAAATGCTTCTTTCTGTTGAGTATCCATATACCAGACGCTAAATTTGTTTAATCTGGTATCTTTCTTGATAGACTCCTTTTTTATTTGTAACTCTGTTAGTGCCATTTTTTAACCTTTAGCTAATACTTGACCTGCGAATGGAATTGTACAAGGGCCTCCTGATGTGCCAGGAGGAGATATTATCATAGCTGTCTTGTTTAGTATATCTCCAATCGCGGCGCCTAAATCTACCAAATTTCCTATTTCAACCTTCGCGTTGCCTATTATTTTGACTTTAGCGTTGCCTATGATTTCTACGTTTGCGCTGGCGTTTACCTTGAAGTTCATGCTGTCGGATTTTGTATCATTAGCGTCTAGCCTAAATACACCCAAACTGTCCGTTATAGTAACCAACATAGGCTCTATGGTAATTGCGCCTTGTGCGTTAGCCGTACTGAGTTGCAGCAATCCCTCATTTATGTGTAGGTATTCTTTAGTGCTGCCGCCGGTATCCAACCTTGTCATTTCAACACTACCCAATGTGTTGATTAATAAACCGGGAGTTTCGTTGTTGAATCTGAGCACTTCAAAATCATTACCATATTCATATGTTCCTGATGGATCTGAGACTTGCGGATTATCCTGCTCGTTTGCGCCGTGCAACCACATTCCACTTTGCTGCATCTTGACGAAGTTGCCCCAATCATCTTCTAGAGAAAACACACCTGCTCCAGCGCTGCCCGTGGAAACGATAGATATTCCATCTCGAGTGGTATTAATTAAATTATTCCATATATCGCCAATATGAACACCATCATCATCCATCCAAATACTGCTATATGCAGAAAACCCTACTTCTTCTTGGGATTCATTTTTTTTCGTTACTTTTGTTCTATAAAACCACCTGGTTTCCTCATCTTGAATTCTGAAGAAATTAGAATAATTAAGATTTAGTGGATCTGTTGTATCCTCATCGTCAGCTATTTCGCCTTCAAGCATTACATCATCTTCAATAGTATAAGATTCGAAGTTGTATGTATATCCTATCGCGTAACTGTCTTTACTTGTGCGGCCTTGATTATATTTTAATATAGTGAACTCGTCTTCAGACAGCTTAAGTAAGTTCTCAGATTTAATCCACGTTTCTGATTCATCGCTATCTGCGCCGATATCCGTATTAGTTACATCATTTTCCCTTGTTGGATACTGTGTCTTCCAAACTATTGTAGTCGGATCATCATCCATTTCTACGGGAAGAGATGGAATAGTATACAGAACCTCCTCGTCCTCTTCAACAGGAAACTCTTTAAGGTTCGAGCCACCCAGCCAAATAGCAGTGGCGCCATCGGCGTCGAGATATCCAACAAAGCCAACAGAGCCTATTGGTGGTATAATATGTATACCTGAGTTTTGAGGGCCTCCCAATAAGTTTAAAACGAATGCCCACTCGTAGTTCTCATCCAGTTCGTTCACAGAGTCAAATTTAAATGTTCTTATGAGAATGCGGCCTCTGTTTTGCGGATCGTTTGTGTTTATTACTTTGCCACGATAAATGGCGTTATACTGGCCCTGGCTAAGCGTCTGCTTTTCGGTTGGCAGGTATCGCTTGGTAAGATGTTCTCTTGATGCTGGACGGACAATGGCTTCCACGCATTACGCTCCTGAAGAACCTAGCACTCTAAAGGCATCTGGAATTCTGACGGTTATGCCCGAATCTAAATCTCTTACTGGATGCTCAATATTGTTTTCCTTTGCTATGACCCACCACAGTTTTGTTGTTCCATAGAACTTCAAAGAAATAAGATCTGGTCTTCCCGCTAAATACTTTTCTATAACATAATAAGTATCCTCAGGACCTTCGGGATAACTCGGTAGATTATTATATCCCAACCCTATTCTGAAATCAGACACCACTTCGTCGTATATGATTGTATAATATTGAAAACGGTTGTAGGTATCGTATAGATTATTTTGTTTGCCCGACGTTGTTTTCTTTGTTATAGCCATAGCTTACTCCTTAGAAAAGACCACCAATTCCACCGATTTTGTCGAGAACAGATTGTTTCAAGCTTGGGTTCTGGAGTTGTTGTTTGTATGGTAAATAGCCAGACAGGTCTGCCATGCCCTCGAAAGTGAAGATATCCTCATCTACTTCTATCATACTCAATGCGATTTTTACTATTTGATATCGTTTCGTTTCTTGATTTATTTGGCCCTCAAATGTTACCGCAACTTGATTTATAATAAACAATGGATCTATATCTGTTTTTTGGACATACTCGCCGTTTTTATCTCTCAAGCTCACGCGCTTCTTAAAGTAATTACCGTATACCAGTCTAACTACAGCTGGTGCTGTTGCGTCTTCCCGGTGGTATTGTGGAACCACCAAACCTCTGATAGTATTAAGAATCCAGTAGACTGTGTTTTCATCCCAACCTTGAAGGTCTTCCATGCCTTGATAATCATTAGCAAGATATCTCTCAAGCGTTTTGGCACCCGAACTCAGAATGTCCTTGTCTATAGCAGATCTAGCCAAGTCCGCAATGGTAGTTGATGCCAAATCTATGCGCTTGGCCGAATCACTGACGGGTGCTGGCTCTAATACCGCATAAGTAAGGTTCATTGACAGTGTCCTGTTTTCAGAACCTGTATATGTATAAAGACTGTTTGAGCGGCCAAGAATCTGAAGTGGCGCCCAGCTGGCCGATTTGGAATCGCCAGTGATCTCTGGAGTAAATTGAAATGGCAGTCTTGCCGGTATATTCAACGGCTCTTGGCCGCCATATCCAACCGCGCCGCTTCCCCATGGTGTGTATTTCTTACGGCCCTTGTAAATGTGATCCTGATCTCCAGCCTCTTCGGCTATGTTCATCGGGTTGCCTTCGGCGTCTTTGATGTTGCCCTTGCTGAACACCTCCAAATAGCCGTAACCTCTCAGGCTCTTTCCGCCTATTGTTAGGACTCTAGGTTTTACTTTGTCTAGATTGGCTTCAGATGTTTTTGGAACCTTGCCAGGTTCCGCATTCTGACCTTGACTGTCACCTGGCTTGAATAAGTTTTTTATGCCGGTTTTTGCCCAATCCGCCATGGCTCCACGAGGACCCACTGGTCTGGATAATTTATTCAACGAAAAATACATGTCATAGTATGGCAAGTTCTGGCCTATGGTAAAAGGTCCGCCGTATGCTATCCTGACTTCTTCGGGTATGTTGTTTAGGTTTCTGGGATTAACCCCTAGGCTACCAGCGGCCTCTGCTGTTGTTCTAAATCCTGGTATGTTTGTCAAATGTAAATCCAATGGAAGTTTCTTTTCAAATCCCATACCGGCTTCGGCTCTGTATGTTCTAACATAACCAGCCGCATTTCTGCGCTCATCATAACTTCTATCATCTAGATAAGTAATGATGACCTGGTTATCGCCACTGTCTTTGGTGAGTGTGCCTTTTGGAAACGTTTCTAATGGCACGCTTTCGCCCGGTAAAATAGTCGGAGCTGGAGTCACAAACCCCGATGGATCGAATGGATACTCAGGAGCGTCCTTTGTAAAGTCTCTGTCAGGATCCTCGTTTACAGTTAAAACATCGACGGGTATTCTTGGTGCGTCTTGTGTCCCTTTGGTCGCTCCAGCATAAGCGGCCATGCTGACATCCAGATCGACATCCAATGGGGAATGTTCATCGGGATCTTTGGCAAATGCGCTGAACACTTTTTCATTGCCTTCGGCATCCACATTCTCAACTAATGTATCATAATTAGGAGAATCTTTTATTTGACTTGCATCAGTCAACATTGACTCTTCTGTTAGTCCAGTGAGGTTCTTTGAATAAGGATTTATTGCGGGATCTACATCTGTATTTCTTGTTATGTCCAGTTCAATTTTCGGATCCCCTTCGGTGCCTTTGACTACACTGGCATCTGGTAGCATACCTCGATCAGTCAAGCCGTTCTCGTTTTGTCCTGGAGTTATTTTTTCTTCGTGAACAGTTCTATCTATCTGTTCTAATGGCTCAACTTGATCCAACTTGGCGTTATGCGCTCCTATCATCATACCGCCATCTTCTTGTGTGCCGGGTTTATTTGTTCCAGCCAAAGGAGTATCCAGCGGTTTGAATGTATAGTTAGGAGTTTGAGCCTCGGTTTTGATAAGAGAAGCGTCGGCCGCGTCAAATGTGTTAAATGTATCTCTTAGCCCTCCGCCCGATGTGACGCCTGTAACGTTTACTCTTCCGCTGGGACTTTCAGGTTTTGGTCTGATTTGATCTGCAGGTCCTTGTTCTTGAACGCCAGGTATAACAGCTTCTATCTCTTCCTTTTGTGCTTCTCTTGCGGTAAACGTGTATTCGAGTTCGTTATCGCTTTTTGCAGGAGAACCAACCGTGACTGATGGTATGCGTTCGTTAGAGGATACCGCAGGGCCTTCGATTGTTACGGCCTCCGAAAAATTGTCTGGAGATATAATAGTTGAATATCCCTGCTCCTCGCGATTGTCCACTTGAACACGAATGTTAGTAAATAATTGTTCTAACGTTTCTGCTTTTATGCCTTTATCTGTCTGATGAAACACGTCCGTCAAATACGTATCTGTTCCCGGAGGTAGCTCAAATTCTGCATCAGCTATATTTAGTTCTTCCTTGCTGACGTGAGCAGCTACTTCCGCTACCAATGCGGCCATTACTTCTTGTGCGCTTAGTGGTTTTACGGAGCTGCTGTCCTGTGCCGGGTTGTTTCTAATATAATTCAAATCCGCTTCCAAATCTCCGCGGCTTATTGTTATAACATTTTCCTCGGTTTTTGCATTTTTATTATATATTTCTCCCAATGGCTTATCGCCATAAAGCTCCTGAATTTTGTCTCTGCTGAACTGCTCTATGTCTATAATCTTTTGATTTGCCACCACATTTTTGATGTTCTCTATAACATCATCCCAATTGATTTCCTGATCTTCTTTGTTGGTTTGTAGTTCAGAAGGAAGTATCTCTTGAAGCTCTTTGGCTAAGTGTTGAAGCTCTGGAATAGTCTCTTCTGTTTTAGCCAGATGTTCTACTTCTTCAACCGTCTGCTCTGTTTTCGCTTCATGTTCCGGCGTATAAATGTCTACGAAGTCTTTTGTTAGATGCTCGTAAACGATAACATCCACTTGATCCTTGAATTGATGCGGTCTATCCTCCACATCAAGATCTTCCTTGAACTTATGTTCATCGGCTTCGGCTATCTCAACTATGGATTTTTCGTCGCCATCAGGGGACACTATTTCTATTTCTGTTTTTTCTTCACCTTCTGCAGCAGGAGCTATTTCTAATTCAGTCTTGTTGAGGTTGGCATCTGCCGTGATTGTAAGATCTGATTTTTGCTGCTCTCTTAATACATCTATTACCTCTTCCTGCTTCACCGTTCTGTCTACTACGTCAGAAAGCTGCTGCTCCGATTTGGCGCCGCGGACAACATCTTCTTCTTCTATGCTGGTCTCTGTTTTGGCGGCGTCACTTGCGGCCATGTTGATATTTCTTAGTTGTTTCCATATATAGTCGCCTGAAATGTTTGTCTCTATCTCTTCTTTTTTGGAACGCTCAGCGGCTTCGGCCACATTGACCGTTTCTTTCTGCTCGCCTTCGGAAGCCGGTATTATTTCCTGTTCTTCTTTATTGGTTGCTTCTGGAGGTGTTACCTCTATTTCGGTTTTGCCCTCTCCCGGCGTTATAACTATGTCTTCCTGTTCCTTTTTGGTTTGTGGGCCCGCTTCACTGATGTTTTGGTCTTCTTTGATATCGCGATCGGTCGGTATACTTACAATCTGTTCTTCTTTGCGCGCGTCTTCCGATCGATCTACTCCATCAACCGAGTAACCATAACTACCGAGATCTGGAGGAGTTGTGAGATCGTTTTCATCAGGCATTTTATTACCTCTTACGAGCGTTTAACGAGTTCTGGCAAGTTGTTCTCAAGCACGATAACCATCCTTGATGTATCCTGTGCTATGTCCGCCATTAAGTTTGCCGCAACTCTCATCGCTTCTGTTGATTGCTCTGTTAATTTAGCATTCCTGTCCATTCTGCTGACCATCTTTTCAGCAGTTTCTTGTTCTATCTGTTTCGCCGATTCGGCGGTCATTGTTTGTTTTTCTACTTGAGCTGCATAGTCAGTAGCTTTAACTCTTGTTTCTCCAGCCTTCCAAGGACGGTCGCCTTGATCCGGCAGATCTAATCCTGGTGGCTCGTAGCCGTACCCTTCTGCTGCGGCCCCTTCTACGTCGAAGCTCCAATCGAGACCCTTTAATAAATCCGCCAAAAAGCCTTTTCTTTCTTCAGATGCTTTGGCCGCCGCTTTAGCCGCGGCTTTCTCTCTCTTAGGAAGCTTGTCTATTATGTCGCTGATCCAGCCAAATGCTCGCTCCATGACTTTTGCGATACCTTCTATGGCCGCGGAGATTATCCTCACGATTATGACAACTAGATTAAGTGCATATTTAATCAACGGCCCGAAAACGTGCATTAGCATTTCTGCCATTTTTATGCCGAGATCGAATAACGGCATCATGGCATCCAATGCTGGTATTAGAGCATCTATAAGAGCTTCTAGAATAGGACCTAGCATTTCAAATACCATGGCTACTATATTGGCTGCCATTTCAAAAGCTGGGGCGAGTTCAAACAGCAGCTCACCGATAATATCACCAATCTTAGCGGCGATTTTCGCTATAACATCAAATATCGGTTCTAATGCTTTTATAATTCTCATTATAGCAGGTAATATGGCGTTTATGATATTCACAACAGCTTTGATAATCTTAGTCAAAGGTCCCTTAAGTTGAGCCAGCATATTGGAAATTATTTTCCCGAATGTTTTAAATATTTGCGCCAATACTTTACCAAGCGGAGCAATTACCGGGATTAGTTCGTCTATTAGGTCTGTAAACAGTTCCGCAATAGGTGTTATGATTCGGCTGACAAAACTCAATACGGCCGAAATCGCGGGGCTCAATGCTTCGATTATTTTCATTACGGCGCTTAGTATTGGCGGTACGACAGTCATGAAGGCGTCTATAAGAGTGGTTAGTATCTGTTCTACGATTGGCATAAACCCCATGGCCATGTCTACGATTTGCTCCACTATTTTTACTATTTTAGAGAAAATAGATTCCTCGGCACCAGCAAAAAACAAATCTGTCAAGCGTTTAATCATTTCAAATATCGGAGGAATAATTTTGGAAACACTTTGCATAGCTTGGCCGATATAAACAGCCAACTCTTTTACATAAGGAGCCATGTCTTTGAGGAGTTTGTTAACATGCACCATTATTTCGCGGATAACCTCTAATATCGGCTGAAGTGTTTCCATGAACAGTAGGGCCATTCTGTTTTTGGCCTGTTCGAACTGTTCCTTCAATTGTTTTTGTTGTCGTTCTCTTTGTTTTGCCAAAACATCTTCTTGTGCCTCGCCAGCACGACCCATTAACTTGTTGACTTCACCCGCTTGGTCTGCGGTGAGGCTCGCGAGCTGCTGGGCCATGCCGTAAGACATATTCATTGTTTTGGCGTAGGCTCTACCTGCTATTGGACCCATCGCCACAATCCGCTTGGATAGTGAAACGAACTTGGCCGCCATATCTTCTGGTATTTCACCTGCGCCCTGCATGATAGCAGTTGCGTCTGTGACGCTCATGCCTAACTGAGAATATAACGCTATGTTTTGTTCGAGGGATTCAGGGTCAAACAGGTCTTTAACTTTGGCTGCGGCCGCATCGGCCTCCAGGCCTACTTGAATAAATGTTGCTGCCAATCTTGTTGTTTCTCTTGAATATTGTTGTATCTGACGCTGGGTAGCGCCCATTGATTTCAATCTACGTGTTGATTCTGTTATGTTCTGTGCCAGAGCCTGTGTTTCGGCTGCTGACAATCCTAATGTTTGCTGTAAGGAGGCAAACTGATTCAACATGCCTCTGATTTCAGTTTGGCTCAAGCGACCTACGTGTTGTAGTGTTCCTACCAACTGGCTCGTTTGTTCAAAGCTCATTCCAAGGCCCTTGGCTGCTTCCCAAGATAGGTCAGCTAAACCCTTGAGATCTTCAACAGGAATGTGCATGGCGGCCAGTCCTTGATAGACAGCAGCCATATCTTGAACTGCAGCACCAGCCTCCATGGCTGAGTTCTTAATATCTGTCATTAATCTATTGCTGGTTTTTCGAAAAGCTTCGGCAGACTCAACACCACCAGTCATTGTTCGCGCAATATCGTTAACGGCGGCATCTAAGTCCATGGCTCCTTGTATGGCAGTTACGAACGAAAGTCCACCTAGTATACCTACAAACCATTTCATCAATTTGATGACTGGAGCCAGTGGTCCCATTATAGCTGTCCACATCACCTTGGCCATTTTGTGCGCGGCTTTGAATGAAGACGCCATAGTTCTTCCCATAATGACAGCAGATCGACCGGCAATCTTAAAGGCGGTTCCCAGGCCTCTTATTGCGAGGCCAAGTGTACCACCTTCTTCTCCGGCAGATTTTAATCTTTTCTGGAGGCGTTTGAATACATTTTCAGATTCGTGTTCCATATTGGTAAGAGCGGTTTGTGCCAAATCGGCGGCTCTGGCGCCCTCTTTTAGTACTTCTTGTTGAGTGCCGAATACCTTGTTGACTGTCAGCCCCACTTTATCGACCAGGTCGCCAAAGGGACCAAGAGTTTTGCGACTGTCTTCTTGCGCTTTGTTGAAATCTTCAGCTATATCTCTACGCACCTCTTCCATTTTAATTTCTTTCTGTAATACTTCGGCGCGCTCTTCTGCATCCTTCATCTGCTGGTCGGCCATTTCCACGGTTTTTTCGCTAAGCTCATCTGTTTTGTCGATGGCCGTGGTCAGAGCGTCGGCCGTGACGCCGTGCACTTGTTGAAATATCGATACTAATTTCTTAACTTCTACAGTAAGCCCTTGTATGCCCGAAGCCAACTGAATGCTCAAAACATCACCTAAACTAACGCCCCACTTTTTGGTCGAGTCTTCGATAATACTCAATTGACTTCTGATTTGACCACCAACAGCCTGGAACATTCGGCCCAGTTCTGTAAGATTGCTTTCTACATTAAGCATGAAATCCAAGTTGGTTGTCATCGTGTCGCCTGCGGGCATCTACTTACTCCTGTTGTTCCAGTGACGTTTTCATCGCTTCCTCTTGGGCATCCCTTGCGGTCATCAACGTCATTGAGGTTGTATATCCGGCTCTGGTTATATTGTGCGTCACATCAGCCGGTACAAATAAATAATAGTTGGTTAGTAATGACGGTTTTCCATCCGGCCTATGCACAATAACCCTCACTCTTTCTGTGTTAAAATCTACATGTGTTCCATCAAGAAATGGATCTCCCAAAATAGTTAATCTAAGTGTAAGAACCATGTCTTCATTTATATTAATCATCAAGCGCTCAAGCAGCCATTGATCTCTCTGCGCTTTTTCATCCAAGTCTAATCCATCTGCGCTTTGGGTGTTGAGTGGAATTGGGAGAAACTCGCTGTGATTCTTGATATATGTGTTCCATTCTTGCTCTATTTGTTTTTCTCCTTCAACTTGCCGCTGTCTAACCTCTGCGTTCTCGGAATCTCTTTTATTGATGGACTGTTGAACCTGATTGTCTATAGCCGCATACTCTTCCCTTAAATCTCCAGTTGTCTTTGGTCTTGTTTCGCCGGTTTCAGCATCCACAATGGTGTCGGTTTCGATTTCTCTTAATATATAATTGCCTTGATCATCCTTGACTATATGACCATTGTCGTCTTTAACGGCATATTTGTCAAGAAATTTATTCATAGGCGCATATAAATCATCGTATCCTTTTTCATTTTGATTTATTTTAGCCTGTGCCGCCTGGAGTCTCATCACAGAATCCGGGTCCTCACCCTGTTCTGTTATGTGTCTTTCCTTTTGGTGCTGCGTTTGTACTTCAGAATTAAGAGTGCTTAATGAAACAAGGCCTTCGGATTTACTAGGATCAAATCTTACCACATGTTCGGCAATATTACCATTGTCATCTAATGTAAAGCCCATGAAACTCAGGCTTGCATAACCCAAGAAATAACCCTCTGGTATATTGGCCTCCAAGCTCTGTATTACAGATGTTGGGGTATTGCGCCACTCGTAAATCCTGGCTACTTTTGTTCGTTTCTCGAGAGGCGGCTTTAATATCCACTTTTTGACGAGACCATATTTCTCAAAATATTTATCCTCAGGGCGATATGTCGTTATCTCTATTGTGGTTATTTTCGCTTTACGGGTATCTGTATCCTCCAATTGGAGACTTAGTGCTTTGTTGATAAACGACATCAGTGTTGTTTCACTTTTGCGAAATTGATTAGTATATCCTTTGAAATCCGAGACAGTCATGCTTCTGTTGAACTCTTCTGGTATATAATAATGAACTTCGTTCTGAAGGCTAAATCTTTTAAGCATAGCTATAACGAATTCCTGCAAGGTGCCGTTATCTTTTTCCGCCCCAGTATTTGGATCTACAGGCTTAACGACGTCGGTTCTCGTGCCCAGTTTGGTAATATCAAAAAAATATTGGCTGTTGCCAATCATATCAAGGCTTATATCTAGCCATGTGGCTCGAATGTTATATTTGAAACCTATAAGAATCATGGTAATCCAGTCGCTGGATATGGGTTGACTAACGCCTTCCCAGCCCCATCTTATTTTAGCAAAACCTGGAGCCACAAACGGTTCGCCCTCAGCTTGCCAGTAACCTTGTTGTCTTTTTAATATGGTCTCATTGTATAGCGCGAGAGCTGTTAAAGCAAACCTTTCGATATATGTGAATTCTTGATCCGAAATAGTCAAGCTGCATTTTGGATAAGGATATGTGCTTACTGAAAAGTTAGTAACGAAATTATATGGTATTCTAAACAAATTCTGGCTGTATGTGAGTTCATCTGCGCTAGCGTCTGACAAAAATTTAATTTCTATAAACGGCTTAAAAGGATATGTAGGTCTTAGGTATTCCCCAGTGTTTGGGTCTTGCCAGAATTGAGCTACGCGTTTATCGTTAGGATCGAATGCGTTTTGTCGCGCGATTTGATCCTTGCTTTTCTCTTCAAGGCTCTTCAGTTTCTTTGCGGTAGATGTTTCGTATACTTTTTCCTTGGCTTTCTGGTATTGGTCTGAAGTGAACTTGATAGCCATAGTGTTATATCCTCACCTATTATCTTCAAGCGAGAGAAAAAATCATCGTAGTTTTGTTATACTTCTGGCATTGGAGGAGGAGTTAATGATGGTGGCTCATACTGCGTTCTTTGTGCAAACGGAGCCCCAGGAGTGGGATTGTACTGAGTCCTTCTGGAGGTGTCGACGATATTCTGTGCCATGGCTTTGGTGTCGGCTGGCGTCTTGACTGCAGGGTTATAAATTGTTTGATTGATTTTTCTTATCCAAGGCTCCGCGATGGACTGATTGGCATGAGGCTCTGGAACATTTGACATTCCTGAACTGACCAATCTACCCCTAAGGTTTTTGGTAAAATAACGGCGAAAGCTTAATCTTGGGATAGCTGGATAAGTTTTCTTTAGCAATTGATATATCACCAAACCGTTCAATGGAACTCCTGAATCCCTTGCTGATATAACCCAATTGGCTAGACTGTATTGCAATGCCCCTAAGTAGTGCGTATTCAATCCGGTAGTGTACATTTGGTCAGAGCTCAATACAAATACAGTAGGTCTTGGGTCATGTATAATATAACCTGGTACGCCAGATCTATATGTGCATTGATATATGCGGCCTGGGCTGAATGGAATTACTCCAGATCTAAAGCTGCGTCTGAAGATTAAACCCATAATGCGCTGCCAAAGTCCCATTACTTACGCTCCAACAATAACTTTTGACGCTCATTGTTAATGTATCCCCACGCGGCTTTGTATATTTGATACCTGTGAGCGCCTTCTTGTAACATCATCCATGCGACCTTTTCTACCTTGGGGTGGCACTTCCGACAAAGAGTAACTAAATTCAAATCTTCGTTGCTGTGAGATATTTTGAAAGGGATAATATGATGAACGTGAAGACCTTTTTTCTCTTCACATATTTTACACCGGCCACCGTCACGTCTTACTATACGGGCTCTTATTTTAGGCCAATCTTTGCCGTACTTCGCTTTGCCGTGAAAGTGTATATTATACTTCTGTCTTAGACTTGGATTTTTCTTCATTTTCAAGTATCAACTTGTATACTTTACCCAGCAGAGCGACGGCTTGTTTCAAGACAAGATCAAGGTCATCGACGATTTTGTAGGTTTCGGGCTCTTTTAGTTTTATTTTCAACAGTTGAGAATAACCATATATCTGATCCAACAGCGCTTTGATGTTCAAGATCAAGTCAGGGAACAGCTCTGAAATCTTGTTTGGATGTTTGACGGCCTCTCGTATTTTCTCTAGGTGTTCAGCTTCTATCATCAGAAGGATAACAGACTTTTCCTCGCCTTTGATGAGATATCCTATGTGCAACACCAATGCTGTATCGTTGACCATAACGACAACTTGTCCTGTTGCATCTTGCTTGATTATCCCATAATACTCTTTGAGAGAATCATCATCAGGGAAAAAATCAGTGGCACTATAGTCCTCAGCCGCATTTTTATTCATACCATAATAATCTCGGGCTTTTTTATTGGCCTGGATTATTTTTCCAGCTTCACTTAAAACAACTACCCCTATTGGTAATCTTCCAAAATGTAGCATAATTTCCTCCCTATGGTCTACAAACTTATCTTAGGTGATTATCATTCTGTATGCGCAAAAAAATGTTCCGTGCGCCTAAACACACGGAACATAAGACAGGAGGAGTTTCCCCGACCTACGTACGGCCGGGCTAGGAGAAGCTATGTGGTTGATAGGTTAAGTATTTTATTTAGCTTATCTCTTTCTTTTCGCATTCTTTCACCGGCGGATTGCAGCTGCAATTTGAGCATGTTTTTCAACGCAGTAATTGCTTCTTGCATCGCCTTGGTAGAACTTTCATCTATCTCACTACTTATATATGTATTGCCACGAAAGACAACCTCCGCCAACCGATCGCCTTCTTCAGAAAAAACTTCGTACACTCTTACGATGTCTCGACTGCCTTCTGGTCTGTATTGATTTCTTTGGAATCTATATTTACCCACAGCAACAGCCGATTGCGGCTCGGTTTGCTCACTTAAATCTATTAACAGATCCACCATTTTTGTCAAACTGCTCCAGGAAACTGCCATTTCGGCGCGCATGCGGGATTCTACACTGATGAGTCTGTTTGTCTCAGCATCCATTATTTCCATTATTTTCACCTTGAATAAATTTATTCGCCAAATCGATATATTCTTGTGAGATATCGAAACCAAGCCAACGGTATTTTCTATTATATTTATTGTTTAGCCTGACAGCAGCCTGTGCACTGGATCCCGAACCAACAAAAGGATCCACAATAAGACCATCTTCAGGCAAATACAATTCAATAAATCTCATTGGTAAGTCAACCGAAAAGGGGGCAGGATGATTGCGGACTTTTGTGTTGGTGGGCGCGATGTCCCAGTTGTCGGTAAACTGCCGCCAAAACACGGCGAAGCTCTCCGCCAACGCTTCTTTTGTCTCCTCTTCGCCTTTCTTAATAGCACTTATCAAAGACCTCGAAACCTGTGATGCCATTTTTGTTTTCAGCTGTGTTACGTTGTCTTCGTAAATCTGTTTAAGAGCGCGATTGATTTTAGTAGGGGTTAAATCGCTCTCTTTTTTTAGCTTCGGCCTCACCTTAAGCAAGGCTTTTTCAGCCAAATCTGAAATAGTTTCGCTATAACCCTCTAAAACTTTATTAACGTAGTTTAATGACACACTTGCTATATTATCTTTAATTATCTTTTTGTCCAAATCGCTTCCGGTCATACTTTTTTTTAACTTTTCTTTGATGTCTAATGTGGTTTTATCATACCAAACGTTATAAAGCTGATCTTTCACCTGTTTCAAATCAATACACGTGTGGTTTGTTATATCATCACCTTTGGTAAGTATCCAGATATACTCTGTAATCGGATTTGGTCTGTAAACTTGCGAGGCCTCGTCTTTGAGGGTTTGTTTTATTTCTTTTTGCTTTTTATTCTCGGATAATAATTCTAATACGCGAATGTTATTGTTAAGCTCAAGCCTGTCGTTATCCAGGTTGCGATATTCATCCGTATCCTCATTGCCATCTTTTTTGAGTTCTCGTAGTTTCGCCAGCAAAGCTTTTTTTAGATCCTTGTATTCGCTCAGCTTTTGTGCTGGCTCAGGCAGGTCCTTGAATTTCTTTATTGCCTTTAGCCTGTCTTGATATTTCTGGTAAGAAAGGATGTAGGAGCCAGTTCTTTGTTTGCCAGCACCGAGAGGTTTGACCCACATGATTTGCTCTTGAAATGTAAAACCGACATCTACGGCTATATTCAGCAAATCAATTCCAGTCGGACGCTTCTGTCCTTCGGCCATTATGTTTGATATGTTGAGGCCGAACACTCCGCCATCTTTGAGAGCAACATAAGCCGAGGACATCCATTCCTTCATTTGTATTAGATAATCTTCATAAGGTTGGCTGTCGTCATAGGAATATTCTTTGCTTTTTCCATCTTCATAAGCTTTGCCTGCACAATAGGGAGGCGATGTAAATATGGCATCTACTCGATCACGAAGACGCAACAGGCCTGTGCGGCAATCTTCCAGGTGGTTCTTGTTTTCTTCCAAGCCCTCTTTTATATCTATTACTTCTCTTTTGGCTTCTTTGAATATGTTTCGTGTGAGAGCTCTTTGATTGAGGCCAGTTATTGAGTTTTCGACTTCATCGAGGTCATATAGCCATACGTCGCCATGGTGCGTTATTTTCAGGTACTTTGGCATCTTAACTCCGGTTTGCTTGTGTATATACTATATATGCTTTCTGAACTTTAGCTTATAAAACAAAAAAGCGCTGACTGGGATGATAGCAAAGTTTAGGAAAACATACAAGAGGACGTTTCGAACGGTGAATGGAACTGTGAACATCATAAGAAATACCGCGCTTATTGCACCCGTGATAGCACTACAGCAGATGCCAAACAAAATAGAGGCGACTCTTCTACATCGGTGTTTTACTTCTTTAAGTTTATACATTTTCGTTTAGACTCCACATAGCACATATATTTAAAATTGGATCCCCAGCATTTACGTCTCTCTGAGCACTTGCCACAACCGCACAATATATTACCTTCGTTTACGATGGCCCTGCGTAATTGTTCCAGGTACCAATTGGTTTTCCGGAACATATCTCTCATTTCGTTGAACTGCTCTATGTTTATTGTTCATACTCCTTGATGTATTCCGATAGATAATTGTGTACGGTATCCCCGCCTCCCTCCCAGGGCGACTCGATCCATTTATAATCCCCGTTTATTTCTACTATTTTAATTTCACCTTCGATGTAATCCCTTTGGCCCTCCATATAGGCATACTCCATAGACATCCTTAAAGAAGCTGCCGCTCCTTCGTATTGTTCCTCTTCTTTGACTTCAGGTGCTTTTTTCACAGGGTTTTCTTGTACTGCGGTAGTGAGTCCTGGATACTTTTCAGCGTCTCGTTCGTTTCTAACAGAACTTATTATGCAAAGCAGGATGAAAAAAACAACCACAATCACGGAAATCACAAGCCAATGTTTTCGGAAAAATGTAGACAATTTCAATCTAAACCTAAACAAACTGCTCATTTGATGTCCTCCTTTTTTTCCTCTATATCTATGTATCCGCAAAGATAAAATTGAGGTAAATTATGGACTTCACAAAGGGTGATATTATAAAGTTTGGTGAGATGTTGGTGTTTATCCGCGAGCCCAAAGAAATCGGCATCATTTTCGCCAAGAGGCCCGATTGGCTTCCCGGCGAACGTACAAACGAAATGTATATTTTTTTGAAGCCCTATGGTCTTACTCAAATGGCGCCATCAGGGACGTACGGTTGGGGATGGGAAGAGCTAACGATTGACGATAAGGATCAAATAAACAAGAAGATTAATATAGAAGTAGCTAAACGTTTTGTTAAGTGGATGTTCTAATGTGATTATTCCCACGCAGGACAATCTTCTTTATAGGCACAAAAATCACACAATCTGTTTTTAGTAGGTGTCCAACTCCTGGTTTTATTTATCCTATTCGCAACATCTTTCAAGTATTCTAAAAAGTAGTCTATTTCATCTGATGTGTACGTGTTGGAATCTATAGAACCCAGAAAGCTGTAATATACGATAGTTTCTATTTGCTCTGGAGGGATGCTTCTTTCTTTCGATAACACCAACGAATAAAACTTTAGTTGTAGATCGTTCATCCCCTTCCAGAATTTTTTGGAAGTTTTAAAGTCTATAATAATCAAACCCTCGTCAGTGGTGTAAATCTTGTCGCTTTTTCCCGCCAGATACAGGTTGCCGACGTTGGTTTTTATTTTTTGCTCGTTCTCACCCTTGTAGCCTTCGTATTGTTTAATATATTTGACAGTATTACCTATGGCCATTATGAGATTACTTTCCATGCGCTTGGGAATGTTAAACTCTCTCTTGAGCTGTTGTAAGATATCACTGACCTTTTTATGCTCATAGAGTTCCATGAAGCGGTGTACATAACTGCCAAAAACTAAAGCGTCGGTCTCTGGCTGCGGTTTTTCAATCCTGTCAACATAGCGCCACTTATACTGTAATTTACATATTTCGTAGGTTTTAATTAAACTTGGGGATAAGTACATATCACATCCTGATGAGATTATATATGCTTTGTCATTTGGTCAGATATGACAAATCCATAATAAAGAACTTAACAAGCAGATCTCTCTTTCCTTGACTGGTGCTCACAAGAAGGCTCGATTTGCTCAACCTGGTGAATTGCTTCGACACAAAACTGCCGGTTGTGCCTCGGAATATATCACGCCAGTATATTCTTCCATCCTTGACGTCTGTTATCTGTATAAGTATATCTGAACCGAACAAACCACCAGCTGGCCGTTGGGTTTCTCCCCAATATACCTCACCAACTGTAAATGTTTTTGGGTCTTCCCATTTGTTTCCAGGTATGGTTGCTGACTTCATAACATTATCTTTGGCCAAAAAAATACCCGCGCGAGGGTTATCTAATACAACACCGGAAAACACTTCGCGCGGGGAGAAACTGAATTATATGTGATCGTCAAGCGCCGGCCGCAAGGTGACGCCTAACTGTCAGTCATCGTCAGCAAGGATTATCTTAGTGATACAATAGCTCACGATTGCTGCTGTTTGAAGAAAGATTCGTTTGGAAATTTTAGTATATTGTCAAGCAGGCACACTAAAAAGTCTTCATACTTGACAAATCTAACGCTGGCATTATACAATATCGCTTCGTTTTCTCCGTCTATAAAGGCAAGTATTTTTCTATTATTATATTTTACTATTACAATGGGCTGTTTATTCGCTCTGTGGGCATCTTCACAAGCTTGTTTCCACCAATCAAGCCATTCTGTTTCCTTGGCGTCGCCAAGCAGACCCCAAAGACTAAACTCTTTGCGAGATTTACATTCAACTGAAAATCTGAAGTTCTTGGGGCAGATTATATCACCGGTTAAGATACCCTTGGCTTCTTCGGTGAGTATATCTTTTTGTGCTGTTCCTATTGCGCCAGACGTAGGAACACGATTAAATGGTTGATTAAATCTTTCTTTTAATATCCCGCAAACCTGACGCTCGAAGGCGTTACCCTTGTGCTTGCTCTGAATCATTGTATTTTTCAATTTCCTTTTTGGTGCTATTTATTAGATCGTTTAACATTTCGGTTCTGTCTTTTGTTCTATCATAGGTGAAATGTATATCAGAAAATTTTTCATATGAGCCGTTCTGGGTAGGATTATCAAAAACAATAAAAGGTATTTCTATTCTCGTTCTCCCAATACTTAAGTCTATAGCCGCGTGTACTTGTTCGTATAAAAGAGCGTAAGGGCTGTGCTGCCCACGGTACAAAAGGCGAATAAAATTATCTGCTTCTATTGCTATTTCCTTAATGTGCAGGAGGTCGATATTATTCACATAGTTATATATGCTTTATGGTTTGAGGGCTTTTTTGACACCGAAGGCCGTGGCTAATGTGCCAAGTATTACTGTGTTTTTGAGGGTCAAAATCCACTCTAACTTGAACCAATCAACATTGTAGTGAAAGAAATCAGGATTGACTTTATCGAGCCACTTGTAATACTTTTGAAACTTCATAGCTGACCGGTTCTTTCTGAAATAGGTATTCAGATTCCTACAGAGAAAAGTGGTGAGAAAAGCCCGGGAGTATTTCGTCATTGGCAAATCTGGTATCGGAACTGTCCACTTAATAAACACTTTGTTTGGGATATAACCGATTGTCGCCTTGGCATTTTTCAGAGTATCTTTAAACCAGGTGTTATGATCAAAAGCGAAAGTTATAGTTCTGTCGTCCAGTTTTTTTATGACTATATATTTGCTTTTTTTGTCTGAGTTGGATAGGATCCTGTCTTTCAACCAGGATATTATGTCATTGCGAGTATATATCAACTTTTCTTTGGGAGTTATCCACAAATAATCCCACTTGAATATCATAGTGCCCATGTGGTCGCCGGAATAAACAAACGTTACTGTCAAAGGGTTGGCGCCTGGTTTTTTCTTTGGAATGGGCTTGTTGAGTTCAGCTGGAGCGAAGTCGCTTGTTCCAGCCGGTTTTATAGAGTAACCTGGAGCCGTATATCGCTTAGTGTGAAATGTTTTGATAGCGTGTGCGCCAACGATACCTATTGCCGCGGCTTTGAGTATTTTGCTTATTTTCATTAATGTGATCTCGGAGATTATTGTTTACTATCTTTCTCGTCATCGTAGCGAGCCTGAGGATTTCTTTTGTAGTTCTCTCTGCTCCAACTTCTTTCTCTGTCAAGATCGTAAAGCCTCTTGTATTTGAAATCGCTAAATATGCCGTCCGAGTCATAGTCTTTTACACACTCAACTATGACAGGCAACTTGGACGTAAGCGCGCTGATTTCAGTTAACAGATGAGCCACATAAACTGGTAAACCCGGCAGATTGACCACAACAGGAACACCGGAGCAGAAATAATCCTTATTTTTTTCTACGATGTCATGTACTTGTATATAAGTGCTGTGCTTCTTGAGATTGAGAGAGGCTCTAATGTGTACCTGTTCAACATTAGATATTTCGTGGTCTTTCTTTATTGCCTTTATTATCCCATCGGACAAGAGGGCACCAAAGTTCAACAGATATGCTTTCTCCACGCTCATTGTACACTCCTAATTGTCGACTTGGTGTTATTTCATTTATCTTTATTGGAAAGAAGTATTAGTCTTTATAAAACTTTAAAAAAGTTACAATATAAGCGCGCTTCCACATCGCACGACCATTTTCATACAGATACTTTATCTTGTCGCGCTTATTCTCAATATTATACTTAACAGGAGAGTAGTCTGTATCGACAGTGACACTTATTTTTTGTGCGTCAGGAAGGCCAAGCATTTGAGCAGCCAGCCCTATTGATCGCTTCATATAAGGAAGGCCCTGTGCTCCTGGTTCCGTAAGAGCGACGCGTTCCTTGTGCGAAATGATAGCAAGGACATGCTGCTCTCTTTTGTCGTCTATGGTGAGCGCTGTATCTTCTTCGTCGAAATCTTTGTAGTTTATTGGTTTTCTTTTCATCACAAGGTTATCTTTAGATGAGGAAGTCTTTTATTTGATTCCAGTTTTCAAATGTGTGTTCGAAGGCGTTGTAATTACGGTTGGCGGGGGTTCTAAAGAGTATCCCTGTTCCCGAAAAGCGGCGCAAACACAAAGGTCTATCATCAATCATGTAGTTTCCTTTTAATCGCCACTTGTCGGTAATGAATATCATTTGTTCATTTTTGATAAAAGGAAAGTATTTATTCAGCCACTGTATTTTCTCGGGGATACAGTTTTTGCATGGAAACGGGGCGGTACAAACATATACTTGATATTTTTCGTTGAGCAGTTTTAATACTTCCGCGGCATCTGGTTTTGGCTCGAGATTGAACCAAAAGCCCTTTTTAGAGAATATTTTAGTAAGAATCTCAAAACCCTCTTCGTCGTTATGACCGAAGCATCTATAAAATTCCCATTGATATATTTCTTCCGGGCGCCGATTAGTGCCCATTAATTCGTTGTATCCATCGACGATGCCCACGATCATGTCTGCCAGAACATCATCCATATCTACGTATATAATCTTTTTATACATGTATCTCATGCTATTATATATGTCATGACAAAAAAAAAAGACAGCTCCCTAAGGAGCTGCCTTAGTTGTCAATCTTCTCTTTGATATATCTGATAGCATCTTCCTTGCTTTTCAGAACATCTTCGAGTTGCTTGTCGGTTACATCTTCCAAAAGCTCCCGGAAGATAGGCCCTGGTTCAAGACCGAGTTCGATCAAATCATGACCGTCGATTAGTCGTGGAGGCTTAATCTCTTCGGGCTCAAAAGTGTCGAGTTTCTCGTTAATATAATCGTACCACTCAATCATCTTGGTAGAAGAAAGAGAATCGGCACGACATAGTTGCATCAACTCAACCAAATAAGGCTGAGCGAGCATTCTCTTGAGTTTAGCGGTACGCATCTTGGTTGCTTTCTTAATGCGCATATGGTCATGAATCAAATTATATACCAACTCAATGAACTTGGTTGAAAACTTAAGCTCTTTGAGCCGCTCTTTGGCCATGTCAGCCCCAACAAACTCATGAGCGCGACTTCTGACTCTGCCGTTCTCATAGACAGTCACCGGAGGCTTCCCGATGTCATGAAGCAGAGTCGCCCAAATGGTCTCGTCTTTGAGGTCCTCGTTCTCCTCGAAAAGAAGGTCCATTACAATCTTGGTATGCTCAAAAACATCACCCTCTGGATGCCACTTGGGTTCTTGTGGACAGCCCTTCATGTTTGCGACTTCCGGAAGAACTTGTTTAAGAAGACCAGAAGACCATAGGAGATCCAACGCTCTTGTAGATTCACCAAGCCTGAACAGCTTGGACAACTCATCCTGGATCCTCTCGTTAGAAACCTCATGGATTTTATGAGAGTTGCGGACGATAGCCTGAAAAGACTCGTCTTCAATCTTCATATCAAAACGAACTGCGAACCTAACGGCCCGTAGCATTCTCAACTTATCCTCATCGATTCTTTTTTGAGAGTCGCCGACAAACCTTAAGTTTTTGTTTTCCAGGTCTTTCTTGCCGTCAACCAGATCGATGAAATGGTCTTCGATAGGATCATAAAACATGGCGTTGATAGTAAAGTCCCTGCGCTCGGCATCCTCTTGAATGGTAGCATAGGTTACTTTAGAAGGGTGACGGCCGTCCAAATACTCACCGTCGGTTCTGAAGGTGGCCACCTCAAAAGGGTCGCCGTCCATCATAACCACAACAACACCGAAAGTTTTACCGATGGGAAGGGTGAGGTCAAAAAGCTCCTCAACCTTTTCCGGAAGAGCATTGGTGGCGATGTCATAATCATGAGGCTTGTGGCCGAGAAGCATATCGCGGACAGAACCGCCGGCATATACAGCATCATAGCCATTGTCTTGAAGTTTTTTGACGATGTTTAGTGCTTTGTCTTTCATGTTTATATTATAACCTATATTGCTCGTCCTGTAAAGGCCGATCGGCCAGAAGAAATGACGGGTTTCCACTGCGCGCAGGTGGGTATCTTTGGTGATCGATACACGTTTAAGTTAATACACTTAGAAGTGGTGCCAATTGGAATATTCACACGCCAACGACACGTCAAGCATGTTTTATTCATCAAAAGCATTTTAGCTTTTTTCTTGCGTGTCCAGTTTGCCATTATGTTTTTTCCGCATAAGAGATATGTATTTTTTATGCGTACGTTCCACATGTTGCCAGAAGTCATCACGCTTATGGGCGTCATTCACATGAGGATAGTAATCTTCACAAAACAGTTCTTTTGGGACATCACACATTCCGCTGTCGTGTAAAAATGTGTTTCTTTCTTCAAGTCGACAATACCAGTCTTTATATTCAAAAGAGCCCTTTATACAATAGAGGCAATTTATACATCCTTTATCTAATAGCAGTTTTTTGGCGACGTTCGCTTTTTTCATACTATACGTTTTGAACCTTCCCAAAAATCACATGTTCCCATGACATTTATTTTACAAACTTTACCAATAAAGTCATGATTTTTATTGTTACTCCAAAGCGGGTGCGCGCAATAATGCCCTATATTATTGCCGTATGCATCTAAATGATAAAAATGTATGCACCTCTGACATGTTTTACCTAATAATAATTTTTTTGCGCACTCTTTTGTAAATCTATCTCTCATTTCGTTTTATAACCGCGGTAAAAGTCCCGACATGTATAATCATTGGAAATATTTTCGTCTACACCACTCTGCCGCGAACGCAACATGCATAAGTATTGGTATTTATGTGTTTTTGGATGAAGACGTCGGTATCCGTAAAGGCACTTGCAACAGTTTTTGTCCAACAATAATTTTTTAGCTACAACGCTCTTGCTTATCATGGCATAGTTTCAGGATTAGAAAGCATACTGATAAAGGACCTGTATTCGCGTATCATGTTTATGAATATGTGTCCTTGTTCAATAGCATCATCAATAGCCTTGTGAGTGTGCTTGTGTGCCGTATTCATCCACCGGCCTGGCATCCTGGCTTTTGTTACTTTTCGGTACTCGCAATTTATCAAAAACATTGCAAAAGTTTTCATGTCCAGCGCAGAAAACGAAAATGGCGAATGCTTCATGAATCTTATGAGATACCAGTATACAAAAGTGAAATCAAAACCTGCGGGAAAAGCAACGAGCACGGGTTTGCAGTTAAACTTCAAAGCGGTTGCAGTGACCCACTTGTGAAACCGTTTCATTACTTCTTCCGGATCTCCGGGATTCTTTCGGCATTCATCCCACGCCTCTTTGTTGCGACTCCAGAACTTCATGGTATTAGGATCCTGCTCTGCATCCGGAAGTTCCTTGAGATTAGCTTCAAATGTTCCTACCATGTTTCCTTCACGGTCAAATGCCGCGGCCGCAATGCTCAACATAGAGTTAGGACCAGGTATGGGACCGTCTGCTTCTACGTCAACACTAAAGTACATTTCCATCTTGTTTACCCTTTTCCATTATTTTATTCAAATCCATATTGAATGGATCAAATCTTTTTTTGTATGCATCAGTTTTTTTATAGTTTTCTTCCTGATAATGTCTGGCCAAAACTATTTGTTCGGTGGCCTTTTTAATCTTTTTAGATATACGCATCATTATGCGCTCTTCCCAATGTTTAGGATACCTGATGCGCCAGCTATACACTATTTTGTAAGCGTGACCGCCGACCTTCATCATACAATACATAAAAGCCGCATACAGCGCAACTTTAATATACCACGTCATGAGCTCGTGATTGTGAAACATACACAGCCCTATGGCCAACAAAGCACCTACGCCGATCCAAATAATAATGCCGCTCCATACGCTTGCTTCTTTCTCCTTTTTCATAAACAGCCCCTTCTCCTGTAAATTATTATCATGATAAGTTCTTCCGCGAATCAAACGCATCTCTCACGCCTTCTCCAACAAAGATGAGAAGTGAAAGTAAAACCGAAAGCACCACAAATGAAGTAATTCCTAACCAAGGCGCCTGCAAATTGGCCTTTCCTTGAGCCAGTAATCTCCCTAACGAAGGAGATCCGGCTGGAAGCCCGAATCCCAGAAAATCAAGAGAAGTAAGAGCGACGATGGAACCATTTAGAATGAACGGCAAAAACGTTAACGTAGCAACCATTGCGTTAGGAAGTATATGCTTAAACATAATCTTAAAATCTTTGACACCCAAGGCTCTTGCGGCTTTAACATACTCAAAATTTCGGGTCCGTAAAAATTCTGCGCGCACTACCCCAACTAACGACAGCCATGAAAACAAAAGTAAGATTAACAACAGCAACGCAAAGTTTGGAGTAATAATACTAGTAATAATTATTATCAAAAACAATGTTGGTATCGAGCCCCAGATTTCAATGAACCTTTGCATCAATAGATCAACTCTACCACCAAAATAACCCTGAACCGCTCCTGCCATTATTCCGATAGCAGAACTACATGTGGTCAATACAAGTCCGAAAATTACAGATATCCTGAAACCGTAAATCACCAGCGCGACTACATCATGACCTTGGTCATCGGTTCCCAGCCAATGTCTCAGAGAAGGTTTAGTTGGTGCTGGTTCCGTCATTATATAATCAATTGTATCAAATTTATACTTAATCGCTGGCCAGATAATCCAGCCGTTGTTTTTTATCAACTCTTCAAGATATGGATCATGATAATCTGCCTTTATGTTTAATGTCCCGCCGAAATCCATCTCCGTATAATTTTTGGTTATTGGAAAGTAAAACCGATCTGCGTATCTTATAAGCAGAGGACTATCGTTTGCTATGAACTCGGCAAAAAGTGAAAAAACAAAAAGAAAAAGGAATATCCAGAGCGACCAGTACGCCCTTCTGTTTGCTATAAAATTATCTAATCTTCTTCTTGCTACCAGGCTTAGTTCTTTCATCCCTAATCCTTATTCCAGGACTGCTTCGGTCACTCCCCAAATTTTAATTTCCACGACCTCTCGATGTTCAGTAAACACAAATACACCAAAATACTCTTCGCGCGAGTCAACACGTCTATTGCCTTGGTGATATACTTTTAGATGCTGCACTACCTGCTTGTTCTGCGTATTCATATAGACATACAAGTACTCCATCGTCCATCCTATTACCACTTCGCTTCCCTTGTTAGTCAAAACATACGAAACTGAAACCAGCGAACCAACCTGGGTCCAATCTCTTAATTCAATCTGTAAGGGAGACATAATGCCCTGTTTCTCATAGGCCTTCTTGGATGAAAAGTGGTTCGGATATTTTGCCACACTTCCTACAATCACCGCAAAACCTATAAGAAATGAGATAAATAATATATCACGGCCGCGTTTTGTCATGTCATGACCCCTTTATTAAGACGTCTCATTTATCTCAGCAAGTCGTTTCACGCTCTTTGCGTGAAACTCTGCGTGCTTAGTCAAATGAGACTTTTCCCACTCAATCATTGCTTCTAGGTTGGCAATATGTTGTGCGCCTTCTGCCAGGTACTTCTCATTCCAAGCAATCTTTGCTTCAAGCTGTTCTTTAGTCATATGATTACAACTCATCTCTACTTTCCTTAATTAAGTATTTACTTTTAATACCCGCCATTTATATAGGACGGCCGGCAATGCTTTCTCATTTTCCGATCCATATAACCCTTGTAGTACACATGATGGAACCGAAAAGTGTACTTAAACCATCTTCCTATGATCCTACTCAATCTTTTCATGACGCATCTCCTTTAGTTTCTTTTTTTCAATCCGTATTGAAACACAATCGCTATATGTTCTCACATAGTAGGCCCAGCCCTTAATTACTTTCACCTGCCACTCATATTTGTCACCATAAAGATCTTGAATCTCAGCCACTCGCTCACGCGCATCAATAAGATGCTTAAAAACTTCTACGGAGACATCAGTATGGGTATCTTCTGTAATAACTATGTACACTTCCATTTTCAACCACCTTGGTTTATTTTTAATCTCACTTTTTACACCTCGCGCGTTTCAAAGTCAATACGAGGATCTATGAACATATACATCACAACCACAACCACCTATCTTTTTTTTCTCTACCGCATTTCTCACATCGAAAAATAGCTATGCGCAGAGTTCCTCCCCATATAGCATAATACATGCCACGTTTCCACTGATGCTTACATTTCACCAAACGATTCCATATTTTCTTTAATCTTTCCATCAAACCTCTCTAGTTTCAAAGTCAATACGAGGATCTATGAACATATACATTAGATCTCCGATTAGTTTTAGAAATAAACCCATGAGACTAAATACATATAGTGTCGCAAACATTACCGCATAATCCCTGCCCAAGGCCGACTCGAACCCCAAGAGCCCTAGCCCATCAAGAGAGAAAATTACTTCTATTAAAACAGAACCGGTGAATAGAACGCTTATAAATGCAGATGGAAACCCGGCAATAATAATCAACATGGCATTTCTAAACACGTGACCATAAAGAATTTTCTTCTGCTTGAGGCCTTTTGATTGAGCTGTGATTACATACTGCTTGCTTATTTCAGCCAAAAACGCGTTCTTTGTGAATATAGTAAGGCCTGCAAACCCGCCTATTGTCATCGCAAATATAGGTAGTACCAAATGCCAAAAGTAATCGGCTATCTTCATGCCAAATGAAAAGGTGGCCCACCCATCTGAGACCAATCCTCTTAAAGGAAATATATTCAAAAAGCTCCCGCCAGAGAAGAGTATTATCAACATAATGGCAAATAAGAAACTGGGTATTGCATAACCAATTGTTACAACAAATGAACTCCATAAATCGAATTTTGTTCCATCTCTTATTGCTTTCTTGATGCCTAGTGGAATTGAGATTAGATAAGTCAATAGCGTTGTCCATATACCCAACGAGATTGACACTGGCATTTTCTCTAAAACCAAATCAAGAACTTTTCTGTCTCTGTAATAGCTGGTTCCAAAATCAAACCTTATGTAATTCCACATCATAATAAAAAACCGTTTATAAAGTGGTTTATCAAAACCATACATCTCTTCAATTTCCATAATCAGTTCGGGATCCAATCCTTGAGCTCCTCGATACTTTGACTCCATCCCAACCTGCTTGTCTGTTTTTGTTTGACTAACCTCGCCACCACCACCTTTCGTTATTCTTTCAGTAACTGCAACATCAACGCCTTTGAGCCGAGCAATCGTTTTTTCAACAGGACCACCTGGGGCCGATTGTATTATGAAAAAATTAATAATCATAATCCCAATTAGTGTAGGAATAATAAGACCCAAGCGTCTGAGGATATAGGATATCACTTCACAATCCTTGCTAAAAAGTCCCCACCTATTATAATAACCCTATCGTCCTTAGTTCGAACAACCAGCACCCCACCATCTTCAAGCGACCAAGATTTACATGTTTCTATAACAGAGGCACTCCTGTATGGTACATCAATATCAATCCAAGTTGTAGTCGCTACTCCGTCAATCACAACGGTGGGCTCGGTTAACATGGGCTCACTAACCTCTTGAGCCTGTGCCATTTCTGGTTGATCAAATTGAAGCCTACTTGCGATAAAGAGTACGGCGACAAAAACAAGAACCACAATAACAAAAATAATCACAAAACGTAAGGTTGTGGACACACTTTTTAACCAACTCATTTTTAAAAACCTCCTAAATTATATCAAATGCAGCCTTAACTAGAGCTTGTGTATATACGCTCTTTGGTTTCTCAAGGACCTCTCCAGCCTTGCCCTCCTCCATAACTACACCATCTTTAATAACGATAATCAAATGACTCATCGCCTTTACAACGCGAAGATCGTGACTTATAAATAAATATGCCAGTTTATAGGTGCGCTGCAACTCTAATAAGAGATCTATCAGCTGATTTTGAATTGATCGATCCAAAGCTGATGTAGGCTCATCTAGAATTAAAAGTTTGGGTTTTAACACTAGCGCTCTAGCTATACATATGCGTTGTCTTTGACCTCCACTAAACTCGTGTGGATATCTATTTCGGATGTCTGGCTCCAAGCCTACTTTGATTAAAGTTTGCCATACCATATCATTCCAACAACCCTTAATGTTGTGAGCGGATAATCCTTCTTCTATAATTTGGCCTACAGTTAAACGAGGGTTAAGGCTTGCGAAAGGATCTTGAAACACAATTTGAATTTCTTGTCTGTAAGGTCTCATTTCTCCACTTAGAAGATTGTTTAATTCTACGCCTTGAAACTTGATCTGGCCTTTACTAGAAATCAATCTCAAAACCGCTAACCCAAACGAGGTTTTGCCCGATCCGCTTTCTCCAACCAAACCGACCGTCTCTCCCTCTTTGATTTTAATCGTGATTCCATCAACAGCTTTCACATATCCTTTTACTTTCCTGAACATGCCTTTATATATAGGATAATGTACTTTAAGATCGTTGGTTTCTAAAACTAGTTTTTTCTTGGTAGTTTCTATAGGCTTTTGCTTTGGAATAGACGCAAGCAAATACTTTGTATATGAGTGTTGAGGATGTTTAAAAATACTAAGATTATCCCCGCTTTCTACAATCTCCCCATCTTTCATTACGCCAATACGGTCAGCCATTTTTTCTACTATATAAAGATCGTGCGTGATTAACAACATTGACATATGTAACTTGTCGCGAAGCTCTCTTATGAGCTTCAATATCTCTCGCTGTATCGTGACATCCAGAGCGGTTGTGGGTTCGTCTGCTATTAATAAATCTGGCTTGTTTGCGAGAGCTAAGGCTATCATAACTCGCTGTCTCTGACCGCCAGACAACTGGTGCGGAAATGAACTCAAGCGCTGCTCGGCATGATCTAGCTGAACCTGATCCAACAACTCGATCGTTCTTGCCCTTCTTTCGCCCCCTGTTACATCTTGATGAAGATCGATAATCTCACCGATTTGCTTCTCGATTGTATGGAGAGGATTAAGCGATGTCATAGGCTCTTGGAATATTATAGAAACATCATTTCCTCTAATCTTTCTCAATCTCTCCTCGGAACATTCAAAAACATTGTTGTTCTTTAATATTATTGAGCCATCGTATCTCGTATAAGCAGGTAACAGTTGCATAATCGCATGAGCGGTGGCCGACTTACCTGCTCCACTTTCCCCTACGAGAGCAAAAGTTTCTCCTTTTTTAATGTCAAAAGAGACACCTCGGACAGCATCAATGCGCTGTTGAGGCATCTCAAACTTTACAAATAGATTCTTTATAGTGAGTAAGCTCATAATAACCTTGAGGGGTCAGTTACATTTACCAGCGCTTTTTAAGTGTATGCGTGAGAACCTCGCACCCGCCCTTTGTTACAAGAATGTCATCCTCAAGACGAACCCCATAATCACCAGGTAAATAGATACCTGGTTCTACTGTTAAAACCATGTTTTCTTCAAACACGTCAGGATATTGGCTGTCATGAATGTCAAGCCCAATACCATGCCCAAGTCCATGAATCCAGCTGTTCTTATATCTCCCATATCCAGTTGTTATTTTCTTCGCCTCTTTTATTACATCTTCCGACTTAATCCCAGGTTTAATCATGCTAATGGCAAGCAGCTGCGCTTCAAGAACTTTATTGTACATATGTTTTTTCCATCGATCTGGAGTTCCCATAAAATATACCTGAGTAATATCAGACTTGTAGCCCTCGACCTCAGCACCAAAATCAATGAGTACTACATCATCTTTCATTAGGGTGGTGGTTCCAGAAGAGTGGTGAGGTACACTGGTATTCTTTTCAAAGGCCACGATGGTAGAGAACGCAGGATCATCTGAACCCATCTTCTTCATATGATACTCCACCTCGGCCGCTAAATCCATCTCGCTCATTCCCTCATGTAAAAATGTAGGTAATATTACAGTTAGTCTACTAACTATTTCGCATGCGCGTTTTATTTTATCTATCTCATCCGGAGATTTGATACTTCTGCGCTTTGCAAAAAGATCCGTTACATCGAAAATTGAGTTACGAGCTACAAAGATTTCCTCTATTGTACGATAAGAGCTGTGTAAAAGAGAGCCAAAGCAAAGTCCTATCTTATAGAACTTTGGGAGGATTTTCTTAAGCATTTCATCTCGCTCTTGTATTTTACTCCAAACTACAAATTCGTCATAGCTTGCCTGGCGTCGATTTAGCTCTTGATCTCGACTTGGTGAAAATAATGTAATCTTCCCGCTTTTCTCCAGGAGTACTGCAGCCCCCTCGCTTTTGGAGGAAGTAAAGCCCGTTACATACGTGAGATTCTTATCTACAATCATATCGCTCCAGAGAAATATTGCGTCACAGTTGCCTGGCATTCCGTCTATGATATTCTTAATCCTCGGTTTACACTCGTCTTTAATCACATGCCGATCCTTTTAAACAGATTTTACTTGCTCATCAAGATAACTAAATACGTTTTCGGACTTTACAACATGATGATTTATTTCAATCTTGTCCAAATCGTGTGCTGTTATAAAATCAAATATGAAGTCCTTTTGTCTGTTGGAAAAGTCGCCATCTAAATTATACATTCTAAAGGATGAAATCTTAACCCAGTTCTGTCGTTCTAAATCGTTCTCCTGTGTGACGTTTTCCACAATTCCCTCTTCTGCTAATGCTTCCATAAGAACAATGTGTCCCATATAAGGACAAGGATAAAAATCTCCATCGGGGCTAAGCCATCCAGAAGAAGAATCTTTCGGTTTTCCCTTTGTTGCTCCAAGGCTATCTATTTTTGTTTCATTTTCGATAAACTCATCTGTCGTCCTGGGGCCGGCCGCTATGCTCTCGTTAAGCTTTCTTATTGATGCATCAAAAAGCGTTTTTGCGTTTTGAGCATCTAGATCGTCTTTTATATAACTCGCATCTTTGCTGAACTCGGCATTTCTTAACGCCTCTTCGACTTTGTTTTCAAAATCCGTAATGGATCTGTTTGATATGTTATAAAGAAACATTAAATTTCTCAAATATTCAAATGTTTTTTTCTCCATACTCAAGGCGGCGTTTTTGGCTTCTGTTTGTGTATCAAGTATTCCAACTCCCCGACCAAGACCAAGATATTTAATCATGTTGTTTCTAAGGGTGAGATCATATTTAAGTTTATCGGTCCTTAGCTCGATATATTTCTTTTCGAACCAGTCCATCATCTCATCAGTAGTGATTCCCTTGTAATTGTCGGTTTCTGAATAAAGATTTGGATCGTTGCGAGTATCTCCACCTAGTTTCATGCGGCCTTCGAACAAACTAATAGCTTGTTCTTCATTCATTCCCAGACCCTCTTTTGCTGTTTTAAAAGCATGTATACAACTTCTTTCTTCCCAGAGATCCCTCATAATTTTAGTCAGGTGTTCTCCGGTTGTCCAGAATGTTAAGCTTTGATCCTTCATTTGTTTATCCATTAGATACTGAGCTCCTCGTAATCCTTAGTGTACAGTTTTTCGTTTATTTTTTCAATGGCATAATGTTTTGCGTCCCAAGAATCATGAAAATCTTTGACCTTAACCTGGAGTTTTTTATTCAGCTCTATACGCCCCCACTTGGTGATCACCTGATTGCCTTTTACCGAAACCATCCAAACCTTGTAATGGTTGTCGCTGGTACAGAAAAAAACTCTTTCATCACACTCTTTTGTGAGCATATATCTCGCGAGCTCAGAGTTTTTAAGTTCCACTCAACTCCTCCCTCAAAGCTTTTAACTCTTTATAGTGTTCGCATGTTCTAGTCGTTGGCACATCAGACACACGTCTCTCGAGTGTTCTCTTTCGATCTGGTTCCCGGTATTCTGGAACGCACCAAACAGGGTAGCCGGAATCCATAATACTCCCCCGAGTTCGCCATCCACACGTCTCACAGTTTTTAAGTAAAAGCCCCTTGGCTATTTCTGCTTTGGCTGAAACCATTCGCATTTCCCATCGTGGTTCAGGATTTCATCACAAGTCCCGGCATGTTCCAACTTCAAACGTTTGTATTTCTTTTTCCGCAATATTCTTTTTCTGCCAGGAAGCTTGCAAAAAGAAAATCCGTAATCCAATCCCATGGTGAAAATATAATGCCGGCATCCTTCGCATGAGTGAATATCTCTTCCCAACAGAAGATTTTTGGCTTCTGCCGACTTATAATCCATTGTATATATCTATGCTTCAGGGTAATCAGAGCCCATATTCATGAGTTCAGAAGGTCTTATGGCGCCCGCGACATAAAGCAAATGAGCCAAGTCTTTAGACAGACAGTCTTTACAGTTATTTGGGTAACAGTTACAGAAAGCCTTGCAGCCACTATCTACCAACATTGGTTTGTGTAGTATATAAGGATTATTCATTGGAACTCCCTAGAAGTGATTTTGCTGTGTTTCTTTTTTCGATTTGTTTTTCGTTGGCTATGTCAGCAAGCTGTTTAGAGTATTTCACTATAAGATTACGACCTTTTTCAATATGCTCGCTGGTGAGATGTCGGCCATTTTTGAGCCATTCTGCATAATAACTGCCGCGCTTGGCATCAAAAGCACTAAAACCGACCCCATTGCTATATAGAGTGGATTCAGCAACTTGCTCGGAAACTGCTTGTTTGCCGTAAATGGCCAGTATTCCTCTTTCAACAGCCTTGTCTGATTTTGATAGTAACTCTTTGATTTCTTCTTTGGTATAAGTTTTCATGATATAAGTATATCACAGTTAGGGAGGTTTGTAAAGTTAAAAAACGGTGTGACTTTCATTTGTCAGAACGTAAAGCCATAGAAGTGCTTCGTTCTTCGTGTGGCCTCTTCGAGTGCCTCCTTGTGAGTCATACCGTGTTTTGATTCCAAATGAGTCGTGGTTCTGTGTATCATGCCATCAAACTCGCATATGACGAGTCTATTTTTTCGCCTTTAAGAAGCTGCTTGGCATAATCCCGTCGGAGTTTCTTGTTGCCGCTCACTCGTACCATTTATCTATCTCATCGAACCAGTATGAGACTTCAGGTTCGTTAATATATTCCAGAAGCAGTTTGTCGGCTTTTACGTGATCTTCAACAACATGGCTGCTGTTGATTGCCACGTCTTTTAATTCAGCTATCAATCTCTTTATTCGATCGGTCAGAAGATATTTCGCGAACTGGGGCTTTGTCATTTCTCAGCCACCTTTCTATAAAAGTTCCCATTGAGACTTTTTTTTCTTCTAAAAGAAGACGCTTGGCTACCTCTTTTCTGTACCAAACATCAAAGTCGTCGAAGTTTCTGATCTTGTTCAATTTTAGTATGCCTTTTCTCTTCGTCTATTTTGACACGCATCTGCCAGGCATCTCCAATAAGCCTAAAAAGGTACTTTGTTTTTAATGGCTTCTTGAGAAAAGCCTTGGCCCATACTGCTTTGCTTTTACGACTGAGTTCTTTCATATATTTTTTCTATCTCAATTTTGGCTTTTTTTAACAGCGGCTTTTGATACGTATAAGCCATTTCTACAGCTTGATCCACCGGGTAGAACTTGGAAACATCAACCTCGCTCTTATCATATCCAACAGTGTGCTTTTTGTCATCTATCTGACCGGCCTTTACTTTGGCGAGATATGCATGAACTCGCTTTTTCTTGCCATAGTGCCTGTCAACGTGCCCGAGATATTTGATGATCTCGGGGGTGATGCCAGTTTCTTCCTTGGTTTCTCTTATGGCGGTTTGTTCTAACTTTTCGCCGCGGTCAATATTGCCTTTAGGAAATCCGAATCGTTTTATCTTCCAGTTGCCCGCTCCATGTACCATGAGAATGTGCGGAACTCCATCATAATCCTGTACAACAATACAGCCAGATGATTCTTCCATTAGTGTTATCCTTAGTAATCTATGTCTTCAATGGCGCCGAATATTCCCATGATTCTCAACACGACGAATAAAACGAAGACGAGAAACACCATGGGTATCAGCATAATAAATCCAAATGAGCACCTCGCGGTTGTTTTTATACCTTTACGAATCGGCCTGGGTTTTACCCAGTTCGGATTTTTCAAAAGGTTCTTCGCTACGAATACTTTTCTATTTCTTCTCACTTGTCTTTCTTTATATGAACCGCGAGTCCTTTGTTTCTGGGTGCATCTTCTACATCCTTTACTATCCGCTCAAGTTCGGTTACAAATTCCTCATAATGAAACATCTGTAAACTTCTATCTCCTTCTGCATCTTGAATTTTCCATTTCAATTCGGCTATCTTTTCTGCTATCCATGTATCCACCTCATCGGCTATATACATATCCGTATATGGATTCCCAATTCCCAAAATTATCTTTGCATTATACCGCTTCATCCTCTCCCCCCAACTTCGCTACGAATACTTTTCTATTTCTTCTCACTTGTCTTTCTTTATATGAACCGTGAGCCCTTTGTTTCTGGGTGCATCTTCTCCATCCGAGGGAGTGCACCAAATACAACGGATGTTATGAATCTCAAAGTTCCAGTCAGCCCACAGGTCAGTGAAATACACGAGAAGCGCTTTATCTTTTTTGTGCTCTTTCATCCAATCAAACACAGGACCGAATGATGTACCGCCGCGACCGTGAAGTTCTATCTTCTTGTAATCTCCGCGACGATATTTGTAATACACCTTGTTGATTTGAGTATCACACTCAAGGATAGTAAGCCTGTCCTTGTCCTTGGCTATTGTTTCGATTTCTTTGAAGAACATCTGGAAATATTCCTGGTCAATGGAACCAGACGTATCAACAGCCACAACCAGTTCGTTGTGAGGCCGTTTATATCCAGGCAGTGGAAGCTGTCGCCGGTTTCTCTTGTTCCAGGTTCGGAAACGAACCGGGCCTTTGCCCCATGTCCAGTTGTTTGTGTATTTTCGTAGTAGCTGTTTCCAGTTTAGAGCTTTATCCCTGGTAAGCTCATCCAGTTTTTCAACCATTTCACCAGACATTGAACCCCAACTACGCATCCTGGCGCTTTTGACGATCTCTTCGACGACCTTTTTATCCATCTCAGTCATCTGCTTCTGTATCCAATCGTGTACATCCATCTGCTTGAACATCTTTTTTAGAGGAGATTCGTCATCTCCACCACCTTTGCCTTTTCCATCTTGGTCTTGATCTCCCTGTCCATCTTGATCTCCCTGTCCACCTTTTCCATCACCAGGACCTTTAAGGCCAGCTTGCTGCATTTCCGAGCCGTATTTTTGTTTATACTGCTCATACTTTTTCAGCAACCATTCGTACAGAGGTTCAGAAATCTTTTCTCCTTGATAGCCTTCATCTACAGCATGAGAGAAGTATGTTCCCTGATCCCAGCACTTGATCGGCCGGCCGGCTATTTTGAGAGTGGTAATGCTATCGTTGATAATCATATCGGCTGCGATGTTCCACACCATTTTTTCTGGCATGGCTCGCTCCGTATGAAGGGAAATTACGTGCATGATCTCATGGATCATGACAAACTCAAGGATATCACTCGGGCATTTATTGACAAATTCTTTATCGTAATACAGGTTCAGGCGTCCCTTTTCAACGCCAACACCCATTGTGGGCATCGGCAATTCGCCTGGGCCGCACTCGTGATAGTAAAACCTAAGAGTGAACTCAGAGAAGAAAGGGGCCTCTTGAACCCACTTTGTTGAAATGATTTCAATCTTCCTGGGTATTCTGGCCCGCTTCATTATTTCTGCTCCTTTGACATCAACTCGATGACCTTGTCTGATTCGTCATCAAACTTGTCGAGATACTTGTCAATGAAATGGTTTCCATCTGGACTGTCGGTCTTTTTGGCCACTTCCTTGAGGAAAGCCATGTGAATGTCATCCTCCATGTAATCTGTCATGTAGCGGTGGAGGTTTTCCAGATGCTTCTCCATGATCTTTTTCATTTTGCTGATGGTAACAACCAGCTCCTGGTTGGCGGCATATCGTTGCTCACGTGCCATCTTCTCGAGCTTCGGTTTGACCTCGTCGTACTTGTTGAGGATGTCCTTTGGATCGACCAGGTTTTTTTCCTCCAGATACTTCATGAAATGAACCGCGGCGTCAGAGATTATATCGGCCGCGAGGATGTTGGTAACCTTTTTGATACCCAAGTCGCTATTCATCGCGATAAGGTCAGAAAACTTTTCCCAACTACGAGGAGTAATAAGAAACTCGTCATCGCTTTTAGTCTTGGTTTTTTTGTACAGGTAAGCTGGCTTGGCGCCAAGGAAAGCGACAACATCTTCATTGATGCTGTTCTTTTCGGCCCACTTTAGCCAACTTGGCAGGTCAGGATCCATGAAGAAATGAATGAACCTGTTGTTGAGAGCCGGATCTAAATCAACAACATCACAGCCATCTTCTGCTCCCAAGTTACCAGCACAGACAATGTGCCACTCGTCGACGAGTTCAAGGTTTCCAACCTGTCTGTCAAGAACCAGCTGGAAAACCGTTTGCAGTACATCTGGTGCAGCTCTGTTTAGCTCGTCGAGAAACAGGATGCCTGATGTTCCCTGATACTTTGTGGTTGTCTTGAAAGGTAGGAACTCCGGAGGAAGCCATCTTGAGATACTTTCTTCCGGAACCGGGTAAGGAATACCCTTGATGTCGGATGCTTCGTGTTGTGACAGCCTAAGGTCTATAAATAGGATGCCTCGTTCCTCGGCAATTTGCTTGACGATTGCCGACTTGCCAATACCAGGCACTCCATGAATAAAAGGGGTGACTGTTTGCTTTCCTTCCAAAGGAAGGACCAGATCAAGTTTCTTTTTTACTTGCTGGGGATTTGCCACTTGTTTACTCCTTGTGTTGGTTTGTTATATGTATGTTTCAATAGCTACCTAATGAAGGCCTATAGTTCTTGTATTTATTCATATGGGCCTTTCGCTTGTTTATGAGATTCCGCCGAGACTTAGCTTTCGCCAGTTTGTTTAGAGGACCTCTGATTTTGGTTTCATATAAATTCATTATGGGCGATTTTGGATACCAACCGGCTTTGTTTTGTACATCCACGCGCTTCGCTTCTATCGGATATTTTTCGAAATAAGCATCCATCAGCCAATTGCTTTTGGGTTTTAAACAATCCGGAAGAGACTTTCTGATTGATTCACAGGCGTCTGATATAGCCTTCAGAAAATCCAGATAAGAGTTCAGTTCGATCGAATCAAGAGGCGCCCGAGACACTTTGATTTTGGTCAGGTACTTTTTATACATCTTAGGAACCAAATAAGTCATCGCGAACCAGTGGACATTTTCAAGTACAGCATTTGTGAGCCGAGTTTGTTTTGATGCTTCTACAATCACAACAATCGCGGCTTCGGGTATGGAAAAATCTTTCATCAAGTGTTGAATAAATGTCTTGTCATCTTTAGCTAAGGTGTATGGGCCTATTATAGCCTCAGCAAGTGCTTGTTCTGCTATTTCTTGTGAATTCATTTACTTCTCCTCAACTTCATAGGCTTCTCGAAGAAGTGAGTTCCGTTCAATCTCTTCCTTTGTGGGCTTCCAATACTTAGGAGGCTTTGGCTTAGGAATGTTTGTGACCGGAATGAAATTCATCTTCTTGGTGTTTTTAACCTTATCGTGTTGGTAGTTTTTGTTAGTCATTTTTAAACCCTCCTGAAAGTTTATCGAACATACTTTATTATAATACAAAACAGAAGGATTGTAAAGGAAAATCAGAGACTTTCGCGTAATATTTTGATGAATTTTTTGATTTTTGATTCCAGTCCGAGCTTTTTATAAAGTCTCTTGCGGATTTCTTTGTGAGGTTTTATCTGAACTTCGGGAGCTTTGGCCGGTTCAACTTCGTAGATATTAGAACCGCCTGTTTTGGAGATGGTGCCAACCTTGTATTCGTCCTGTTTATTGAGTACATCATTCTTACCGAGAGCTCGCAGTATGGCTTCAATAACGTTTGAATCGGGCTGTCCCCATAGGTTGATTTGAGTTCTTGCCGAGTTGGTTCTACCTCGTATCCAGTTAGCCTTGTCTTCGTTGGATTTCATAGCATCATTATAATGCTTCATCATGTTGCTGTGGGTGACTCTTTTAGATAAGACTTCTGCTATGTTAGCAATCGCCTTTCCGTTGAGAAATAATGTGGTTTTGTTTTTATCTTTATCTGCGTACAAAAGATTACCGGACTTGTATGAGAAAGCTACAACGTTTGGTAATCCGAAATAATGATCGGGGGATGTCTTAAGTTCCGGTTTTTCGGAGCTGTAAATAGCTTTCATGCTTGTACCTCGTTGCTATTATCTTATAATAATAACACTTATCACTTGTTTTGTAAAGCAGAAAGTATAATATTACTCGCGACTTTTCCAGAAGCGTGATTTATGCGCCTCCTGAAATCATTTGTGTTTATGCTCTTACCGCTTAGAAAATATGCCACTCTTTCTCGGAGCTTGTTATAGTCCAGCGGAACAACAAGTCCCGAGGTGCTGTAAAACTTACCCTGGTCATTTTGAGTGTCTAGTATAACAGTAGGTTTATTTAGAAATATTGATTCAACACCGGCTCCAGACCAACTAGTTACAACGACTCTCGCCTTCCTCATGAGTTCTACTGAGTTGATTTCGTTTTCGCTGTAAACCTTGTTTACCACACCTTTGAACTCTCCCTCACAGTCGGCGTGCTCCTTGATTATAATAGGGAGCTTGAAATCCTCCGTGAGTTTCAAAAGATTGAGTTTGCCAAGTATGTTTATTTTGTTTGTTATACCCTTGCCTTGTGTCAGATATAAAATATAACCTCCTTGTTCAGCGGGATAAATATCAAACAACTTGGTAGGAGAATAACCGGCTATATTGGAGTTAGGATTATCAAACTCCCTGTGACTGATTTCACCAAAGTTGAAATGATGGTCCACAAAAGGAATCATTTTCTTTTCAACCCAGGTCCCATAACCGTGTTGTATGCCTATTTTTAATATATCTATCTGGGGCAGTATTTGATTGTGCACCTTGTTCAAACAAGGAGTTATCAGAGCTTTGACCCTGTATTGTTTGATGGTTTTCTTGATAAAATCTACCATTGGAGAAACGTCTTTAACCTGAAAAAAGCCACCGTCGACATTCTGCCCGCACATTATTATAATATTGTAGTATCCAAGCCTCTCGGCTTCCACAATCTCATTGATTGCCATGTGTGTCATGCGAGGACTATCTATAAGCCACAGCACAGCCTCGCCCGATGGGCTGATTATAGGCTCATTCGCAAGCGCTTTCTTCCACGCTTGGTAGTACCATTTCTTTTCTTCTGGAGATTTGTTCTGGAATTTGAACAAAAAATAACCATCATCGCGAGCTTTTCCGTTGCTGTTTATAATATTCAACATTCCTGGTAACTTGAATGTCTCATCGGTTACATAATATTTGGTGTCGTATGCTGCTTTGTGTAGTATATTCATTACGTGTATCGTCCGTTGTATAGTGCTACTGGGGCGCCGTTCCAACTCCTTTTAATTGTAAAATTTCCTTTTAGGATTTTCTTGGCCACAAGGTTTCGGAACCTTTCCCAGTTTTTTATGACCGACTTGTATTGTTTCTCGGTAAGGTATTGATGCTTGACGCTATATTTGAGTAAGCTGTTGTAATATCCTCGAAAATGACTCGTACACATAGACAGTAATAAGATTTTCTTTTGAAGTTCGTACAACCATGTGGCATTCGCAAAGCTGTCTAAGTTTGCAATGAGCCACTTAAGATTACTTATATGTCTTTCTTCTAACTCACATGTCTTGCCGAGTTCTATTATTCTTTTTATTTCAGGATGCGCCTTTTGATGTTGTGTGGCTGTGTATAGAAATGGATGTTTGCGTAGATTTTCCTGTATTGTGCAGGGTTTCATATTAAAAGGTTTTTGTGTGAAATAGCTATTGTCGTCTATAACAGAACGTTCCTGGCTTCTTTGTTCACCTAAAGACAACTTCTCCCAGTCGTTCATTCCAGACGCAGCGGCGCACCTGATGGCCGCGCACAAACGGCATACATGAACATGTTTGTTGATTTCGAATACGTATTTTATTTGTTTATTGCAATCATCGCACACTGTAATTTTTGAGGCGTAGAACTTGTTGGTAATCTCGAACGAACACTCTTCCTGTAGATCTTGATCTGTGCAGCCGGTAATATAAAAAACAGGGTGCATTTCATTCTCCTATGGAACTATGTATGCTTCAAGTGGAATCCAATTTATTCGAGGTATCTATCTCAAACAGTTTTGTGGGAGTTCCATAGTCAACAAACCTATTTTGTTCGAGGCCTTCGTGTTCTTGAGCAAATGAATCCCAGTTAAACCACAGTTCTGCACCGTGTTTGCTTAAATATTGACTGGTAAACACAAATAAGCCTATGTGTTTTTTATAAAGCTCAAGCTCTTTGATGTATCCCTCTTCGCTTACGGGGATGACATTGCGAGAGAAGTACAATGCGTGATTATCGTGGGACGCAACCACCTTGCACGATGAGCTTGTTTCTAAATCTTCTCTGGAGTAAAACTTAGAGTATATCGTGGCTATTTCGTAGGGATTGTTTTTGAGATATTCTTCAACTGTCGGCCACAATGTATTGATTTCTTTGGGGCTCAATGATGTTTCGGAGGCGGGCCAAGAAATATAATAATCAAAAAAGCGATGATTTGTGTAGTACCGATATATTTTTTCAGTCGCGCACGGACCATATGGCATTATTTCTATTTCGACACCCGGAAATTGTTCTGCATATTTAACAATTGTATTGTCTGATGCCGCAACAGCTATTCTATCTGCGAAGTTCAATTTCACGGCGTGATGTATAGCCCACCACAAAAAAGACTTGCCATTATACTCGGCAAGCGCTTCTGTTTCATATTTAGTAGATAGATATCTTGCACCGACGACAGCTACCGTGCTCATGTTTTCTCCGATGAAATATATACAAGCTTAGAGGATTACCAATTGCCTATTTGCTTCACCTTCGGAAATATCTTGTCCCAATCTACACCTGGATATTTCTTTTTCATTCTCTTTACGGCACTACTAAATTTGGCCATATATGGATGGGGTTGAAAAGTAACTTCTGGGTAGCTGTTCATGAAATCATGATAAAAACGTCTGAACTCTTTAGGTATGCTTTGCCACGCTCCCTCAGGCAAATCGGGAACATAGTATTCCATAGCGGCCATTTCTTTCTTGTCCATGATTTTCGGGATAATTCTTTCCTTGCTCTTGTCCATGCGGACGACTTTGGTGGTGTGCACACCGGCTTTCGGATTAGCCATTGGGTCATCCGATCTTCCTAGATCTACACTGATGATTTTCGTAGCTTCCGATAATGCGCTTTTGAATTTCATTTCAACTACCCTGGGTCGTTTCGATTATCTTTGCCTGAACACCCATTATGCTTAATGGCTCAATTATGACATGTCAACAAAGCTACTGAGTTTTTCTCCAATTATATCAGCCAACTTGCTCGCAAAGAGAAGTACGAACTTCTCAACCACGTTTCCTAAAATATAGATAATGGTAACTATGCCAAACATCTTGATTACCAAATTAATGTCTAGTACTGTGTCGCTACCGGAACGATAAACGATAAACAAGCTTACGGCCGTTATAAGGAACCAGACAGACCACGAGATCCACTTGCGCGATCTCATTTTTTTCTCTTGAGACAATCTCTTCATCTCAACTTCTTGTACTGCGACAGCTGCTATCTTTTTTATAGTCGTTTGGCTTGGATTAACCGGCATTATGATCTCCTATCAGATCTTTCACTGTGTTTGTTTTATATTTCGCTATCGATGCTAATTCTTTTTTATTTCGCTCTCTGGCGTCCATCTCTTTGCGGCCTTGTATGTAAAAGTAATCATCGCCCCCCGCAAAGCCTAACCTATACATATAGAAATTCTTACTGTTGAACCAGTGTATTAATTTAGGTAACACCATCCACGCCAGGGGTCTTTCACTGTTCTTAAAACTTACACCGTCTTTCTTCTTGAGTGCGAACGACAGGTCGTATTCATCTGACATGCTGCGGTAATGTTCTCCTTTGAGTTCAAGGCCATATTTATCCAGGATTTTATTAATGGACTTTGTGGGCATGTCTTTTATTTCGCCGCCACCTCTTTGCTGCCCGTACTCAATGATCTTATCTATCGTCTCAGCGACGGTCATACGGGTAAGGTCCAAGAGCTTTTTGACATTGTTGACTTCTAACTTGAATGGCTCCTCCATGTTTAAATATAGATGCGTCAACGGCGGCCTCTTTGTGTCTACCCACTTAAAATGAACTACCAAACGCGCTTTAGGAAAATTAGTCCTAAGTGGACCGCCTCCTTTGCGATAAAAAATAGGGTCCCACATTCCAGACTCGCCTTCTGTTTCGTTGTCTATTGGCCCTATGCGACTTTTCAGCTCTTTGACTAGCGTCTTGACAAAAGCCGTGGGTTGGTTTGACATAACCTTGGCGGCGTTTACATCCTTAAATTTTTCACTTATCGCTTCTGTTATATTCATTCTTCAAAACTCGAGTTTATTATTTGAGGTTTAATAGGTTCGCTCCAACTCATCATTTCTTCGTCATACTCCACGTTGTTGTTCCAGGCGTCTTGTAGTGCTTCTTCCATGGTATCATCACTTACATACTTTCCTAACTCTTGTTCAATCCTGGAGGCAATGCGCGACAGTTCATACGCATAGCTCCAATTCATATTCTTATCTTTTCGGAAAGCATTAACAACTTCTTCACCATACTCTGTTTTAAGATTTTCCCAATACTCATCAGCCGCAAAGCCTATTTCGTCATTCACGTATTCATACTTGGTATCGTCAGACCAATCATTTTCCTTGGCTTCTTTCTCGAGCTCTTCCATGTCAATCCAGTCGCCGTCTTCTATCTCTTTCATATCATTGAGTATTTTTGTAACTTTTTGTTGAGCTTCCCAAACAGTGTCTACAATGGCACCAACAGATCGAGTCGCGGCCGGTTTGTTTACCGTTTCATAAAAGATATAGTTCACGAAAGGACTGACATCTTCCACGATATTATAGATATCATCCATGAAACTATCGACCGCGCCATCGACAACGCTCACCATCCAGCTCGGCATTTTATTGGGCCATTTTATTATGGCATCAATTAGATTTGTGGCGGTCATATATGCTTTGTTCCCAGTCAGACTTCATGTCAGCTTTCCATTCCATGGCTTCCTCGTAATCGTTTACTTCTATTATTCTTATATTATGTTTATTCATCTTCTTGCGCAACTTTTCTACTTCTCCCCGTTCAGCTGCAACAATCAAAGCATCGCTGCGCAGTAAAGGGCCATAGTCGCTGACCAAAACGATCTGTCGGTCGTTGTGCCTCTCGATGAACTTTCTGATGGCATCATTGGAGCTGCTAATAGATAACTTGGGTAGATCTTCCATGTGATAAAGCATACGATACCCCTCCCGTGTAGGTCGTAGTGACTGTCTGTAGGCTTCCATCAAAGTCATTTGCCACTCCCTGTTAAATACTTTATCAACTCCATTTTAGGATTATTGCTTATATCTATCTTTAGGTAATCTTGAAAAACCTCCTGACATGATTCGCCAAAATCATACATTTGGTCAAAATTACTAACATGTCTGTTTATTTGTTTTTGATACCAGCTTATATCATTCCATGTTTTTTCTATGTCTTCTATGTGTAAATCGCCATGTTCTATGTCAAGCTTGACGCTTTCCCAAAGACCTAGCTCGTCTACATCCATCTTGCTCGCGATCTCTTCTAAAAACTCATCGTAACTTTCCTGAAGGTCATTGACATCAACATCTTCGGGTTTCAGCGCTTCGCCCTCTTCCCTGCTGGCTTGTACTATAGAATTGACAAGACCCTTGCGAAAGTCGTCGGCATCTCGTACTAAATCTTTAAACCGACGCATGGCCTCTTTCATGGCTTCTTTTTCCTTGCCCAAAGGCAGACCCACCATTTCGTTTAGTAGTAGCGCGGTGAGAGTGTGAGAGCCCGTATCTTCATATATTCGTTCGGCTATATCATTCTGATATGCCATACTGGCGTCGACGACGGCTTCCCATATATCGTTACGCTCTTCAACGGGCAGCAGTTTTTCGTCAGTGGTTACTCTTATATAAAAAGCTTTTATGTTTATCATTGTTCCAACACGTATTTTATTAATTCGCTTAATGATTTTCTCTTATCAATTTTTACATTTTTAAAGTTTTTCTGGGGACTTGTACACTGTTCATCTACCTTGCTATCAATATCTTTTAAAAATTCATCGAATCGTTCCTGAAAACACTCGACATTAAGATCTTCAAGCTTTAGTTCTTTGTTCTCTTTCTCTACCGTCGCGTCGACAGTTATAGTCTGGTCTTGTATTTCCTCATTAGCCTCTTGAACCAGCGATGCTGAAATCTTGATTGACTCTGCTATTTCAACAGATCCTTTCCAAGGAGTAAAATAATTACCGTCAACAATAACCTCTAATAAAGCCATGTCATATATTTTAAACGAGTCTCCAAACTCTATGAGCGGAGGAACAACAACTTTGGCGGAATCGCCTTCAACCATTGCCGTAATCGTCGTGCTCAAGCTTTCGGAAGTCGGTAACACCAATTTTACAGTTGGAGTAGAGGCGCTGCCAACAATATTTAGCTTAAAGTTTAACTTCGTGGATTTATCTTTAAATATTTTAATCATTATTTATTTTGTCGTTAAGTTGGTTTGACTAGCCTAACCGCGACACCTCTTTTAATTAGTTTAGCTTTACACTTAACGCCATCTGAAGGAGTCACTTCAATAAGCGCCGTTTCAATCACTAGCCAATCGTCTTCTGGTCGAACACGAACATCGAGCGGGGGGACATAACCTACTCCGCCTCCAATCACGTCAACAGGTTCAGGAATTTCGACAGCTGCTTCCCAATATATGAATGCAATACCAACATTAGAATTAATAAAAGGTATCATAATGCCACCCTGCCGCCTAGACTCAAATCGAACTTTTTCCATACGGTAACATTATCGTCCTCGTATATCGTTATGATGTCTCCATTTCTCGTAATTTTGTTTTCTGATATTTTTCTAATTATATCAACATCTAAATCTACTCTGTCTATTGTTTCTACACCAGACGATATTGTATTATCTATAGATCTTAAAACACCAACCAAGGCGTGAAAATAGATTCCTAGCCAATTTAATTTTGGAGTATTCTCTCCTGTACTAATCATTGTTGCTTTAAACTGAATTATATTTCCACAGTATTTAATATCATCACCACTGTTATACGGTTTATATCCAACTTCTAGTGGATGATCAACGTGTCTCACCTCTATCGATAGTCCTGTTCCTGATGGAGTTTCAGCATAAAAAGATACACTATCTAAATACACCCCATTTGTATTATCTTCAGGTTGATAGGCAAAACTTTCGTAATAGCCACTACTTTCATAACCCGCGCTGGAAGTTATTTCCACATTATCCAATTCAGGAGTAACATTTATATCTGTTGTAGATAACTGCCACTTAAGTCGTATTTTATCAGGACTGCCCATACTTTGCATTGCTGTTTCCAACTGTGTCAACGTAAGCCATGATTCGTTCCAACTCCCACCACTATTAACTGAGTACTGTCTGAGAACAGTCGTATTTGCTGGAATAGTAAAAGTCTCTACAACAGAAAGCCATGCAAATATCTCCGCAGGATCAATATCAGTATTCATTGCTATTTCATGGTTTCCCAAAGGATACACCACATCTTCAGCTACATAAATATTATCTAATTCTGGCGTAACTATTCCTACGTCTGAATGCATAAAAGCTCTAAATTTGAAAACCCCAGAACTTGCAAGTGTAGAAATATTAGAATTAATTATACTTGCGACATTAGATTCACTAGCATAATACCAAGAATCAGTTTGCCCTCCCGTGATAGCGGTCCAAGCGGCGCCATTCCACCATTTCCAAGTGGCTCCATTATCAGAGCTAATTTGATGTTTTATCCCTGAGCCCGCCGGTTTAGTAGATGTTTCTGTGAATACACCTAACACAGTAGCAAAAGCATAGCCAGAATTAGGGTAAACATCTGGATTATCAATTGCGTAAGTATCAGGCATTAATTCTGTTCCAGCTCCTCCATTATATCTATAATTCACATAAGAAGCACTAAGTTCTTGATCGTAAATAACTATTTCATCAACTTGTCCTTTTATTGTATCGATACTAGTAGAAATATTTAAATATTCACTATTAACAGTAGTTCCTGTTAATGTGTTATTATTAAGAATATATGAATTTTCTATATTATCTATGTAAATATGCATGCCATTAGCTGTAGAACTACCATCATAAGTAACAACAATATGATGATAATTATCATCATCTAAAATAATACTTGTCGCAACTTGTATAACATTAGAGTTGGCATCCCTAATAAAAAATCTAAGTTCTTCGGTTCCATCATTCCAATAAATATTAAATCCTTGTAAAACTCCTCCTTTTTTGAAGAGACGTTGATGTCCATCAGTATTCTGTAATTTAAACCAACCTTCAAAACTAAACTCATCTGTTTTTTCAAAACTAGCTATATTTCCACAATTTATCCATTCATTAACTCCATCAAATTGCAAACAATTATTTAATTTTCCAGTAACCCAATCTGCATCTTCCATATTTTGAGTTGTTCCATTCCTACCATTCCCAGAAGAATCAGGAACATTGGTTCCAGAAGATTCGTTTAAATGATACCACGCATAAGGATTTAGTGGAATTCCTTTTAATCGCGCTACACCTCCGGTTACTTCAATCTTAGCTCCATCAAACGTGTAATTGCCACTTGTCGTAAATGACCAATTATTATCGCCACCAGCCGCGGGCTTTAACTTGGCAACTTCATTAGCTATCTCTATTTTTGTATCATCATAAGTATAATTTGCTGAGGTAGTGAACGGAATGTCGTCACTACTACCAGTTTTTTTTGCAAGTCCTAGATAGGCGCTATCGCCACTACCAATAACTTCTACGTTGCTTTTTGTAGGACTTCCAAAATTAAATTGTGTATCGCTATTCCATTGAGCTATTCTGGTTGGCATATTTTTCACCTAGTAAGATTAGTTAGCTTATGTATACTGTTACCTCCCAGTTTTATATATTTTATCTTGTGTTTCATTGTTCAAATGTATATTTTATAAATTCAAGCTTTGGGTTTTTTGTTATGTCAAAATCTCCCCAATTCTCAAGTTCCTCATCGATATATTTTTGCAGCCAATCTGCGTATTTACTGTCTATTTCAAAAATAGCCTCTTCTACTTTTTTCTCCAAGTAAGGTAAATTTTTCTTAGTCTGTATTATCTTTTTCCTGGCAAGCTCAGACGTCCCAATCATATCTGCGAAACTTGGGTCCATGTCTAGTTTGTCTGTTATTTTTCTGGCATACACTTTATAACTGGATGGCTTCATGCTCGGGAGAGTACGTTGCTTTACTGGATACTCCTTTTCGTATTTGGCTAACGCATAGACGAGTTTTTTGTAATTATCAAAAAGATCCGTATCAATGTATAAATAATTATCCTCGCGCGTGGGTTCATATAACAGATAGCCTGACAGGATGACAGCGTTTGTTATTTTATTCATTGTAGCTAGCGCGTCTTGCCAGGCCTCCGCCTCGGCTTCCAGTTCTACTTCTGCCATTATTTCGTGATAAGTATACACAAAATTTTTGATATACTTGTTGCTAAGCGCGCGGTGTTTCGCAAAGTACATAAAATCATCAAAATTCATTTCATCGTCGTCGTACATAATTAGGACTCGTGAATTTTTTTCAAAGCTTCGACATGATGAAATTGTCTTAATTTCGCGCCGAATGCTTCGAAATATTTTGCTATATCTTTATACGAACCTTTCTTTACTGCGATTACTATTGCTGATGGAAAAAACATCCTACGGTGTTTTTCATATACTATATATAGACGATAGCCCTCATACTGTTTAAACCATGACCTAGCCCGCTCTATACTGCTATCGTGATCTAAACCTATTTTTACAGCTAGATCGTCGTGGCTCGTGCGCTTAGACATCGACCCAGTTATCCAAAATAAAATACTTAACAAGTCTTCATCGGGATAAAGATCGAACATATCATGTATCGTCTGTCTCTTTATTGGTTTCATTCGTAAGTTGTCTCCCTGCCTTCCCTGCTCATTGTGTAAAAATCTTCCAATGCCCCGGTCAATAGGGACCACGATAAGTAGCCCAGTAGCCATTCCTCGTTTCGTCCAGCAAACTCCGCGCGTATTTGATATACCGTTCTCTTGATGCGACCAGTGCTCATTACAGAACGCCGAGATCCTTTGACTATTTCTTTGAACCCCAAGTTATGCATGTAGGCTATCTTTTTTAAAACATGCTCTAATTCGCGCACAACTGGGCCCTGTACAGGTAGTTGATCTTCAAACATTATCATTAAATGTAATTTCTTTGGCAATCTTATTTTCATAATTTTTTCATCGGCGGCCAGGCGCCTTCGTGGAATTGGGCTATTATAAAAGTTTCCTTCGCTTGATTCTTCCTCATCCACTGTTCCCAATCCCATTTTAATATTTCATAGATTTCTTCACCTAACGCGTTAGGCTCCAAGTCACGCGGATCGGTTGCGCCCGTTCCATATGTTAGATTGCTGATAGCATTATCTTCAGCGGTCTCGATATCATCAATAAACCAAAACCCTCCGAATTTCTCTTTTAGTTCTTCTTTGTGTTGTAATATCAAATCTACAAATTTGTCTATTGTCATGTCTTATCTTCATGTCGACTTTCTATCAAGCGTTTAATCATGTTGATTTTTGCTTCATATAATGTTTCGAACAAATCATCCGGGTGTGCATATATTTTCTTTTCAATATCTAGATGTCCATCGCTCAGCCCTTTGATGATATTTACTGAGATCAACGGTTTTGATTTAGAAATAAAATCAACTTCAGCCTCAGCTACGTGCCAACTCAGCTTGTTATTTAGTGGCAAACTGTGGTATAGTAAATATACTTTTTCGCCCTTTTTCATGAGCTTTTTGAAACCTCCATAAATTATCGTAAATATTCAAATTTGGCGGTTAAGCATCCTTTGAATAGGATCATTCCATTCTTTATATAGACCGGCAAATGACTCACCTGAGAGTCGTTATAAAAATCTGTTTTATAAATCAAAGGAATGAAATCTGATAAATTCTTACTGAACGATTCGCTTGACTCTCGAGCCAACCCACTCGGTAGATTATCAATCGCCATAATCATAATCTTTTTGCCATTTGCTCTCTTTGGTTTCCACCAATAAATAGGATCTTTAAATGTGGTTGTTCTATTTACTAACTTATTTCCACCATTTATATCACACGTAAAATCTCCAATAATCCTAAGCCTAGAATTCAATCTATTCTGAAACATTAACTTTTCTAGAATTGGTGGTTCCCACGGTTTCCAGGATGTTGCATTAATCAAAACTGTGAGGTAAGGTAAAAATCTGCCAAGTCCTCGATCCTTTGTGTGTTCTCTCGTAAACTGAGTTACATAGATATCCTGCTGTGCTCGAAACCGTTTCTTCGCAGAGATGGCAAATAACTCCTCAGGTTTTATATAACGACAAGATAAACAATTCAGCACTTCTAAGGCGCCCTTTGCCATACGACCATTCCCCACAATCCCAATTATAAAGGATGTTAAACTCCTTGGAAATGATCCACACACCTGCCGTTGAAGATTATGTTTTAAAAGCTTAACGTTTTGATATAGCCGCGCGGTAAAGAGATTCACAAAAGGTGTACAAAGATCTTCCTTTAAAAACTGCTTACCTAAAAGTCTTAACACCTCTACCATACCCACTATGCCAGCGAATCTGCCAAATGTCGAAAGTTTTTCGCCTGCAGCAGTGGTCATCAATTCATAGTCAAAGAGATTACACCCTGACCGCATTAACTTTTGTAACATTGCCCGATTACATTCTTGCGCCAAGTGCGTATGTGAAAAGAAAAAGTAAGTTGAATGCTTCTGAATAAACTTTAGAGCAACATCTTTTATACCAAAGACTACACAATCTTGACTTAAGTGCTTCACCAATCTTGCTCCTACTTGCGCATACTCCTTATCCTTAAACGCTCTTTCTTTTGACTTCTGTACTTCTACATCAATACCAAAATCGAGCAATAATGATTCTACGTTAGCAGGCATAAGAGGGGATCGGGTCTCGCCGGGATGATTCTCTCGTCTAATACCAATCTTGTTCACTTTTAAATCCTATGTTATATTAAATATTTCTTTCTCTTCTACCTCTTCTCCTGCTAGCTCTTCAAGCTTTTTTATAATGGGTCTAACTTCTTCGTCTTCTACCCACACTAAGCGTTCTACCATTCTCATCCACGGTAATAAATCTTTAGCAAGCTCAGCTATCTCTTTTCCAAACTCTGTCTTGGTCATTCTGCTATTCGTTCTTCTATAAGTCGCCTTACTAAATTAATTTTCGCCTCGGCTGCGGTTTTGAACAGATCTTTTGGCCTCGCGTAATGAGACGCGTTTTTTCTAAATCTGAAAAAATAGGCACCTACTTTTTCTATCATCTTTACGCTGGATACAGTACCCACAATGGAATTAATATTCACCTTCCATATGGCCCAGCTGGGTTTTTCGTTTACGCCCCATCCTGTGAAAAGAAAGTATACTACATCTCCCTTTTTCATACTTTACCCCAACCCCACATGTTGAGCATATAGGCCTTGAAAGCTTTACCTAACAGGTCGGCCTTGTTTATATTATGCTTGACCTTTCTGAGCTTATAACCGTTTATCAATAACGCTTTTTTGATATCCTCAGCTTTCATACTCTTGGTGCCTTCGTATCTATTCCACATACCCTCGAGTTTTCTGATGGTGTCATCTATCCTGTCGTTGATTTTTTGTTTATTATATGGTATGCCAAGTTTCTTAGTACTGCGCGCTCTAAATAGATCATCGGTGCTTTTATATTTATTCATGGTTTTTGGGCCAAACTTGCTTATTTTAGAAATGCCGAAAACATCATTGAGCATGAACATGTTGAAACTTTTCATGATAGGATCCAACTCGTCTCTCAACGGTCCCCAAAGTGCTTGATTGAGTTCCCTAAAGTCCCCGGTAATTTTTAACAGGGTTTCTCTATCAAGACCCTTGCGGTATTTAACAACCAACCCTTCTATTCTTGGATGTTCCGGTGGGACCTCTACTTCTGGCCCAGCCAGCTTGGAAACCATTTTGGTGAGGATAATAGAACCGACTTTGTCTGCTATTGTGCGCATTAACTCAAACTGTTTTTCTGGATCCTTTTCTGCGCGCAGTTGTTTTATTTCACCAATATTTTTCCAGGCTTTCAAAACAGGTTCAAGTGTTTTTCCTATGTCCTCTTTGTCTATTTTGATGGGACCTTTGAACTCCCAAGCACTTGTTCTTTTACCAACTACCCTATCTACATCTGCCGGGGTGCCTATATAACTGACTACATCGGATATTACACTCATCTGACCGATCACATCTGCAAGGTCGTTTAGATTGTATTCGGCATCTACCGGCTCAAAATCTTTCTCTGGATCTACATAACCATGAAAGACAACATAGTTTTTTGTCTCGCTGTATGGTACTATGTTCGGCACAAAGCCAAATATGATTTCACAATTTATGAAATTTCTATCTAGGCCGTATTTCTTTTTATCTTCTTCGGAGAGCTTCCTGAAACCTTTTTTGATTGCTTTGAAACCGGCCCTAAAAGCATCGGAGCCCGGATGGGTAATTGGGAATTTTTCATCTATGTTGGCAGAGGGTTTGGCTTTCTTGCTTCTAACATACACTACGTTATTGTAATTGTCAAAACCAACCATAAGGTTGGCGCCATCTACTTTTTCGTAAGCTTCGGTGCGACCTTTTAGCAGATCGTTTATAAATCCGATAAATCTTGAAGGGGACAGAACTTCATATGGGTGGGCCATGTGACCTGCCGCTCCGCCTTCAAACAGTTGAGCGTTATTCATGTTGAGACACCTCTGCTATTTATCTTTGTGGGAAGAATATATTTATGCGGGCTTGACGCGCTTTTTAGCTTCAGTCTTGGAGATAGGCTTAATTTCGTATGTTCCGTCTTTGTTTACTTTTTCAATAGCGCCGTATTTCTCGTCATCGCCGATGCGAACGACGCGGCCCGGGACCATTAGATCTTTCTTGCTTGGGGGTTTAGGTTGACCTTGTTGCCTCTTCTTTTGTTCTTTTTCCAAATGCTTATACAAACCCTCAGTGGTCCATAGCTTTGGATCTTTTACTTTCTTGGCATATCCTTTATCTATTCTCAGACCGGCATACTTGCCTGTAGGCATTTTAAGAAGAAGACCAGCAACACTCTTGAGTTCGCCAAGAATGTTTTCATTTATGATCATATCGCCGGCGACGTTATACAAATCGTTTGAGAGTTTTCGTCTAGCCGCTCTATCTAAATGAAGTCTTGCAATATGATAAAACTCATGAGCGATGATAAACATTAGTTGTTCGGGTGGGAACGTATCGATAAAAGCTTCGTTGTAGTAAAAGTTTATTTTGCCGTCCTGTATATTAACGCCCGCGGTTTGTACGTCAGGGTGGTTTTTGATAAATCTACACTTTAAAAGAAAAGTGGCGAATAAAGCATCCCTCGGAATGAGATGCTGTATCATCGCGCGCAATTTTTCTGGAGGTCTTGTTTCTTCTTGTTCTAACAGCAGGTTGCCGATCTCGACAAATGGATCTTGTACCCGCTCATTCATTCGTTCAAGTAAACTCTTAAGACTCACGCTTTACTCCTGCGAGTTTGAGCATATCTTCTGTGATTGTTATATCGGGAGTTAGAGGAGAAATAGCCTCTTCCTTTTTGGTTTTCTTTTTCTTTCTCTCGTGAAGGATAAAGTTCTTTGTCTCGGTATTAATGAACCGCTGTTTGAGCTCTGGATCTTTAATTCTTACGGCTGCCTTTTCGATAGGCTCATAAGTTTCTCCAGACTTCATCATTTGCATGTACTTCTTTTTATCATCTCCAGTTGCTATTTGCTCAAACTGCTTATCGATAGACTGCATGAAGCCATCCCATCCAGCCTTGATGCGATCAATGCCGAGCTGCAACAGGCCTGCTTTATAATCTATGGCCAGCTGATTCTTCATTTCAAGAGCAGGAGCCAATGACTCAAAGTGGGCTGTAATAATTTCAGCGCCTATGTCTAGGTCCTTAACGAATTGACCAACGTTCATGAGGGCTTGAGTCAAAGGATCGCTTTTTGCTGATTCGTAATATTTAATACCCTTTTCCTTCATATATTTCTTCATGGCCGTTTTGGAACCGAAGTTGGCGATTTCCTGTGCCATTTCATTCATCATAATTTCATGGTCGATGGACTTGCCTTTGATTTTCTCGCGAACACCCTTGTAATTTAATAGGACATCTCTGGATGAAACCGCTTGCTTTTTGAGTTCTTCATAGTTGAGTACCATTTCGGATACTAGTTCTTCAGAATCTTTGCCTAGAAGTCTAGGAGCAACGGATTTAAACAAGTCGGCTTGACTGGCTACAATATACGCTCTTGCTCCGACGGCCTCTACATCTTTCATGTCCTTGAATGATTTCTTGCCTAATTCCTGATAATTCTTTTTCTGAGCGTCTTCAAGAGCGCTGTACTCTTTCAAGCCCTTTAGTTTGGTCATCCTATCTACAGAAGTCCATGTTGCTGGATCTAACCAGCCTGATTCGGCTTCGCCGCCGAAACCCTTCATGACTTTCTGAAAGGCCGCTTGAGGATCCTTGCTTTCTTCTGTCCATTTTAGTAGGTTAGATGTTATGATAGAAAGAACAGGCCCTGTGTTGATTTTCTTGTTTTTGTAATCGATGATGGTGTCTTTCTTGGAGAACTTTAGCCAATCTGGTAAGCTGTACTCCATTCTCATCTTGTACATAAAACGTCTAAGAGTAGGAGCGTCGAGCTCGTTGACTGCGGTCGCGTTGTCTACTTCGCCCGCGTTGCCGGCTGCGATAGCGATTGTATTTTTTGGTAAAACATATGTTCCTATTTTACCTGTAAGCGCCAGGTTCATGGCTGCTTTCATTTGTTCTTGAGAACCAGCGTTGAACTCATCCAAGAACAATAAGTGCTTCTTCGTGCTGCCTTGCTCTGGCATTACATCCGACACCTGCATTGTAACACCCTTGCGCCCTGTCATTTTTCCTTCCATGTCTATAACAGGAAAACCAGCGAGAGTTTCAATAGGCACGTGCTGTATTTGGAGCAATGTTACTTCCCAGCCTCTCTTCTCAAAAAATTCTGTAATGACTTCGGATTTGCCAACACCAGGAGGACCATAAAGAAGCATTGACAGCTTTCGCTTTTCGCCAGCTGCGCCTGCTTCGACTATGTCTGCCATATCTTCGAGTGTTTCTTCCAGGTCGCCGACTGTAATTATACTTTCAGCAACCGGAACGTCTTTTCTTTTACTAAGCTCTGCGGCCATGCTTTGAATGTTGAACTCAGCCTCGGCTTGTTTTCTGACGCCCATGTATTCCTTCTCTGCCTCTTTGGGTGCCATAACTTCCAAACAAATCTTTTCTAAAAGAATTCTGTCTGCATCGCTTATGGCGTCTTCGGCGACACCTACCTTGGCGGGTGCCCACAGTGTAGGCCCTAAATAGAATATAGGGACCCCGCCTCTTGGGTGCATCTTGGCTACAGCAACACTACCATCTGGCTGCAAATGGCCTTTTATTTTGCCATTCTTGCTGCTCTCGTGTTGATACATCGGCACTTTCTTTTTGCCGCTATAGGTGACGCGCTTCATGTAATCGAGGTCTGGTGTGACCTTTTCGCCGCGATTGTTATAGAGGGCATATTTGTTATTTACTAACTTACATATCGCAGCATGAAATCTGAACCAGGCTGGCTCAATAGCCTTGACTGCTTTTGACATTTTTTCATATATTTTTCTCAAGGCAACAGGAACAGCCGCAAGAGCCTTTTTAACCCCTGCGCCCATCTTTTGAGCTGTGGCCGGAATGTCAACTTCGTTTAGTTCATCATTCATTTTATCAAGTAGATGATCAAATCCGAGAGCCATTGTATTCCTCCTAAAACTTCGGCTGGTCGTACATTATATGATTACCGTCTTTCTTCGGGTATCTGGTGTTAGGGTCTTGAGTTATTACGTAAAAAATATTATCTTCACTCGTGCCATAGACTTTTCCTAAAGTCTGTTTCGTCATCGGACTAAAGCCGCCATCGGTGAAGATCACCAGAAATGGTGCTGTTGAGTATTTAGTGCCCAGCAAAGACCTAACTACCTGCGTGTCCGATGGACCCAACTGTAGCAAAAATTTGCCGTCTTTCTCTTCTTTGATTAAAGTTTCGTCGATATATCTAAATATAGAGCCAGGGTCAGTGCCTCCACCACCCTTGACTTCTATCTTTTTGCTCGGTTTAAATTCCATGAATTGGTGTACCGTAGTATCCCACTCCATAGCAAACACTTTACCAGAAACACCACCTGCTGCCGCCTCAAACGTCTTGGCTACAGAGTTGAGTTCGTTGACTACGTTTTGCATGTCGTCAGCAGTGATAGAACCAGAAGTATCAAATGCGAATATCATGTAGATATAATTCTTTTTTGGTTTTCTTAGAGGCGCCTTCGCTATAATACCGACCTGTGCTTGTGCCTTCCATGGATACATAAGATAGCTTGGATGCTGTTTTAATTTCTTACCGACCTTATCGGCAAAAAATCTGACTTTTTGTTTGAGCAATCTTGGCCAATCGATTTTGGCATCAATCAAAGGTCCAAAAACTTGTAAACTGTTTCCGGCCTCTTTACCTGCCTTACCTCCCATACGATGAGTTTTGCGTTTAGCTTCATCATAAACCCGTTTTATAACACCTCTGGCTGTGCCGTCGCTCTTGTCGATTATTTTTTCGGTATCGGTTAGAGTGCCACGTTTCTTTTCGCCCTCTTTAGGTTTGGCCTCTCCGGGCTTACCTTTTCCTGGTTTACCTTCTGCCGGCAGCTCCTCGACACCCTTTTTATCCTCGCCTTCTCCGGGTTGTGGCTGTCCGGCCGGAGGAGGGCCAAAAGGCCATACCTCAACATCTTCGGGGGCCTGTACGGCACCACCTTCGCCCGGCGCGCCTTGCGGCTGACCGGGCACTATAGGTGTTAGTTCATCGAAAGTATAGGTTGGCATTTGCTACCTTACTTTTTAGTCTTAAGCTTTGCGGCTGTCGTGTTGAGAACACCGATCGTTTTGTTCTCAAGCAGATCCTTGATTGTCTCAAGTAACTTCAGAAAGTTCATATCACCGCTTTTTGATACCTCAACGAATGTGGTAGCATCGATTGCTTCACTCACGCTTTCACCAAATTCGGCTCCCATTCCTTTCTTTGCTGCAACAGCTTCTTTGGACTTTGGCTCCATTGCGATAATTTCCCACTTATCGTTTTCGAAGTCATTACTGTCCTGCTTGAGACCGATCACGATGTTGTATTTCTCGGGAACGTATGCCCACTTAAAACCATACTTTTTCTTGATGGCATCAGGCACGTTCTCACCATGCATCATGGCCTCTGTCAGAGCTTGCTCTGCGCCTTTCTCTGACTTTTCCTCGAGCATGTCCATAAACTTATCGAGTTGCATGCGCATTTCTCCTTACCTAGGTTTTTATTATCTTATCATCACTAAGCTGATTACTGCTAGCTGCAATCAACTTTTTTAGATTGTCGTATTCATTCCACAAAGTCGTGGGCATTAATCTTTTGAAATTCTCTTCGTTACTGTCTAGCAAAGCCTTTCGTACCCTTGTGGCGCTCACGCTTTCGTCTTCACGAGATATTGTTTGGACTTCTACTTTGGCGCCGTCTTCATAATAATCCTCAATATGTTTCCTATACTCGTCGGCGCGATCTTCGCCAGCAAACAGAACAAAGTGAGCTTTTGTTTTTTGTTTGCTGATATATCTCGACAGCCTTTGTACTATATGAGGCGTGAAACCGGTCGGAGCTTTTATAATGTGGGTCTTCGGTATTTTACCC